ATGAAGAATTTAAGTGACCAGGACATCCTTAATATCGTCAAGGACATACAGAATACTACTCGTAGTGTTCGTGACATCATATATGCTGTCAAGGATATCATCCAAATGTTTAAACGATAAGGCTCAACTCTAGACAAAGTCTATACTGACTTTGTCTTTTTTTAATGAACTAGTTTTTCAATTTTCCGACAATATAGGACAATCCCACTTATTTTATTCATTAAAATCTTATGTTCAGCTTTGTAAATATCCAATAATTTCTCAACCAAATCGACTACTTGTAGTTCAGCAATATCTGCAGCAAACAAATTTAAAGATTGCACATTATATAAGTGACTCAATTCCAAATGTTCTCCATTTAACAGTTGATATTTTTGGGAGATATATTTTTTTCTATCAAACACTTTGAGCAAATATGCATTAAGTTGCCACTCCCCATTATGAGAACTTACCATGAACACTAGACCTGGAATTTCAATTGGTAAATCAAACTTTAAAGCTTTATTAAACCAATTCTTGAAATTTATATACACTGAGTCAATGTTAAACTTTTCTTTCACTATTACCTCTTTATCATGTATTCCCAACTCCTTCAGTTGTATACTTGAAAACTCCAACCCGCCTAATATGATAAAGTATAAAAATAGTGTTAACGATCTTATCTCATCGATTTTATTATCCTGTTTATATAGATTATGTTTATGAAAATACCCATTTCGTTGATATCTTGTCCATTGTGAAATTGCATGATTCATACAGCCTCTGACTTTTGCTGATAAAGCTAATTTTGCTTCTTTCGAGGTAATGAATTCATTCAATGACCCTAACGTACTATCAATCATTTCAGCATTGTCTTTAGTATATTGAATCCTTCGGTTTCCGTTTTGTCTGTTTGATCTTATAGAAAATCCCTTATCAATATTAAGTTGAACTATCTTATACATTAATTGTTCTATTGACTTTAGATACCCTGATATTATACCTGTTAATTCTAACTCACCCATCGAATGGCTATAAATATCAAATAACCATTCAGCACTGATGAAACTCTCTGAAAAATCATTTTTGCCAGTCATTGCGAGATACATCTTATTCTCTAAAAACTTCCCTTCAACTTTCAAAAAATCTTCATTTGTAAGGAATCCTGATTTACCATAGTCGAATATTGCTTTATAATCCATAGTTTGTAACATTTCGGACTTTTTTGTTCGAAAAGCTGATAATGTATTTTTACTTGGGATAATTACCGTTTTATAAGTTATTTCACTCATGATTCGTTCATGAAACTCTCTTGCGAAACTGATAAAAGAATTATATTCTGCTTCATCAAAATACTGTAAAAAGAATGATTTTATTGGGAAGACTTTTACTAAACCATTTTGATTTAACTCACTATTCCCATTCACCAAGTTAGCTAAGTCCACAAAATGTATTGCATCACGTAAAATAAATATATGGATTTCATCAACATTATCAGCCTTAGCATGAAGAGATTTTGAAATTTTATCATAATCCGTATTGCTAGCACTTTCATATGAAATATCATAAAGAAAAAATACTTCAACTCGTATGCCATTAGGGCAAAGCAACATGGAGTATGCCTCAGTTCCATCTCCATAATAATGTTCCTCAAAGAAGATTGATTTTCGCTCTAAAATATTTTTGATGATTTTAAAGATATATATTTCAATCCAAGAACGGTACTCTGATTCTTGAGCTTTGAACCTATTAAATTCTACATTTCCAATATCAAATAGATGCTTCGAGGGAAGAAATATTAAATCTTCCTCATCAATAGTTTCATCATAGATAGGGGATTCCCCAATCAAAGATTTTATGTGATAATATAATGCTCCAAAGTGATGCTCGTAAATATCGAAATTCAAATTATTTTCCATGTAATTCACCATCAATTATGATTTATACGGCTATTATACCACTAAAAACGAAAAAAACTGCAACCTTTCAGTCACAGTCACTTACAAGTCTACCTCTGTCCCCTCTAAGAATTTTACACTTATCTGCCCATCTTCTGAAATTGTAATGCTATCCAATACCTGACACATCTCATACGAATCGAATTCCCAGGAAGGCTTGTTTATCATTTCAGCCAACTTCGTACTATAATGCTTTTCTAGCGGACGATTTTCTTCTAGAATCTTATTCCACTTCCCATGCAACAGATCCACGTTCTCACTCAATAGTTCTACAGCCATTACTACGGCTCTCTCTAACGTTTCTTCATCAATATGGTTATTCTGACAGCCAATCTGTCCTTTGACCCTATATCGATTGTTACATTGCCAAACCTTGCGTTTACCTCGACTGGTGGTCCAGTTCTTTCGACCAAAGGCTGAACCACATTCTTTACAGAACACCTTAGTTGTAAAAGGGTTATCGTCATTTTGCATGATATAGGACTTGAGCTGATGCTCCTCTCGGTAGGCTTTCCTCCTTGCCAATTCCAACTGTACTAATTCCCAAGTGTCTTTGTCAATAATAGCTTCATGGCTATTTTCTACATAGTATTGGTTAACTTGACCATCATTGGCAATCCGTTTCTTAGTCAAAAAATCAACTGTAAAAGTCTTTTGTAATAAGGCATCACCCTTATACTTTTCATTTTGAAGCATTTTCTGTATTGCGCTTGGATACCAATTTGCCTTTCCCGTCCAACCAGGTATTTCATTGTCATTCAAATACTTAGCAATGGATTCAGGACTATACCCCTCTAAGAATTTCTCGTATATGTATTTTACAGTTTCAGCTTGCTGAGGGTTAATGATAAGCCTACCATTCTCATCCTTGTCATAACCCATGAACTTTGTGGTATTCACCCGAACTTCCCCACGTTCAAACTTCTTACGAATTCCCCACGTCGCATTCTCTGAGATAGAGCGTGACTCATCCTGTGCTAAGGAAGAAAGGATTGTAAGGAGAACTTCACCTTTGGAATCCAGGCTGTCAATATTCTCTTTCTCAAAAGTCACACCAACACCAAGTTCTTTCAACTCTCGGACGTACTTAATGCAGTCAAGGGTGTTTCTGGCAAAGCGACTGATCGACTTGACCAAAATCCTATCCACCTTACCAGCCTTACAATCTTGTATCAAGCGATTAAAAGCATCACGTTTTTTGGTATTGGTTGCTGAGATGCCCTCATCCGCATAGATGTCAACTAACTCATAATCTTCGTGTTTTGAGATAAACTCTCGGTAATAATTAACTTGGTTTTCATAACTTGATAGCTGTTCTTCTTGGTCTGTGGACACTCGACAATATGCGGCTACCTTGATTTTCTTCCTGTCCTGATGAAGAATACTGGTCTGCACTTTCTTGGCTGGAATAACTGTAATACTTTTCCCCATCTCTATCCCTTTCTATTACTGTTACTGGCGAGGTTACTGTCCAATTTGAGATATCTACTTCTGGCACACGCATCCCCTTACAAGCTGCTTTTCCCTCTTTTATGTATTTGGAACAGCACCAAACAATTTTTTTCTTGTAAGAAACTTGTCTCTTTAAAGTCGAACCACAATGCTGACACTTTAATAACCCCGTAAATTTATAGGTTTTGTTTCTACCTTGTTGCCATCTTCTACTATTTAATTTGTCCTGAACTGCTTGCCAATCTTCTTTTGAAATAATGGCTTCATGATTATCTTCAATCAAGTATTGTTCAAGTTCGCCTTGGTTCAATTTTTTAGGACCATTCACACCATCATGGAAATACTTCTGCAGTAAGACTGAACCTTTGTATTTTTCATTGCTTAACATTTGACGGATCGTGGTATCATGCCATTTAGCACCTGTGACAGTCGCAACTCCCTTTTCATTTAACTGTTTGGCAATGCGATGTGTACCATTTCCTGCAAGGTAAAGTGCAAATATTTCCCTTACTATTAAGGCTTCTTCAGGATTGATAATCAACTCACCGTTTTCGTCAACATCGTATCCTAAGAATCGCTTGGTGTTAATGACCAACTCTCCTCGTTGGAATTTCTTTTGAAATGCCCAACGTTGATTGCCACTCATACTCCTCAACTCGTCCTCAGCAATACTAGCTAATACTGAAAGCATCACTTCCCCTTCACTAGAAAGGGTATGAATGTTTTGTTCCTCAAAGAAAATGTCTACTCCTATTGCCTTCAGTTCACGACTAATTTCAAGAACTGTAACCGTGTTTCTAGCAAATCGAGCAATTGACTTGGTATGAATAATATCAATCATACCTTTACGACAATCTTCAATCATGGCTTGAAAATTTGGACGATTATCCTTAGAACCAGATATACCTCTGTCATGATAAACACCTACAAAATCAATATCGTCTCTATTGGAATACAGGTTTTCAAAATACTGTTTCTGATTTTCTAACGATTCTAACTGACTTCCATTAGTCGTCGAAACTCGAATGTAGGCACAGACCCTCTTCCTATGTTTTTGTCTATTGACTCTAATCTTCTTTACGGACATTTACTCTCCTTCCTATGTAATGGCACACTATATATCACTCTAAAGGGAATATTAGTCAAGTTATCAGACCAACTATTTCGACCTGATAAATTTATGCCACAGTTCATGGAATACAAATATTCCTCCTACCTTACTAGGTAGGTTTTGGAGTAATTTTTCCGCACTTATTGAAAAAAAAAGACAAAAAAAATAAAGCCTGATGTTTCCACCAGGCTTATATCTTAATTATGAAATTCTAAACCAACCTACAACTTTACCGAGTTTAACTGTTCCAGTTGAATCGTAGAGTGAGCCATCCGCCATCCATTGACGTTTTACACGACGAGTGATACCACCGCCACCTATTTCCAATTGGTCATTGATACCGTTCTTATTATGGTCAGAATATCCATCAATATTCTGTTCCACGCCATCAATACTTTTTCCGTCTGAATCCGTCACACAGACACCAATGTGACCATATACCAAACCATCCGTCTGAATGACATAAAAATCACCTGCTTTAGGATTCACACCCCAAGCATCGTAGATTACTTGAAAACCATTCGATTTTGCTTTCTTCAAACAATCAATGGCATTAGTATAGGACATATTCTTATCCGTAAGTTCTTGAACAATCTTATCCACCAAGGCAACACACTGTCCACCATAAGGGTTAGATGGAACAGTCACCTTTTGACCGACCTTGGATAATGCTGACGCAACCACACGACTGGCAACACTGGTTGGAATAGCGGTTGTTGTCCTTGAAGCCGCATTGACCTTTAGAGTTTGTCCACCTCTTAAAATATCCGTCTTCTTCAAGCCATTAATCGCAAGAAGAGCATCAACTGTTAAACCAAACTTCCGAGCGATTCCATAATACGTATCGCCTTTCTGTGCTTGATAGGTCTGCTCACTATGGCCTTTAGTTGTTCCTACTACATCCTGCTCAAGCACCCATGACTTGATTCCATCAAGTAGATAAGCTCTCTTACTGTTGGACTGGTGAACATTCTTCACTTGGATGATTTTGTAGGTTCGCCCCTTGACCCAGTTGGCAATTTTCTGACCAGTCTGATAATGAGTCGCATGAGGCAACACCCTAAGACTATCACCAACAAGATAGATTGGTTTTGAAGGAGTTCCTGAACTCCCAACAGTTGAACTGGGGGGCGAGGGAACTATTGTCTTGACTTCAACTCCTGTTATTGCTGATACAAGACCTTTCGCAATGTCCTCTTTCTTCTTTTCAAAAATCGCCATATCTTGTTCATTATCAATGAAGGCAATTTCCACCAAACGATAGGTGTATCCACGACTTGCTGCTTGGTTGGCATTATAGAGCCAATCTACCTTCTTAATGCCACGATTTTGGAAATAACGTGAAAGAAGAGATAGGATAGCCATATCTTCCTTATCCGCTTCTAAGGAAGATTGAATCAAGACTTCTGTTCCTTTTGCACTACCATTAAAGGCATTGAAGTGCAATTCAGTAATCGAGTCGTATCCCTTACCAATACTAGTAATACTCCGATAATCATAAACATTTTGTTCGGTAATAAAATCAATCTGTTGTCCACTGTACTTAGACATGATCTTGGCTAATTCTCGAACCTTTCCTGCTTCTGTGATGCCTAGTTTGGTATTCACAGCTCCAGGATCATAGCCTGTTCGCCCTTGACCATGACCACAAATGACTAGATGTTTTCCCATATCTTCTCACCTCTCGTTGATTTGTTTTAAGATTGCTTGTAGTTTCTCAGGTATTGGTAGACCAATTCGAACGGTATTTTCTAGAATACTTAACCCCTCATTACTGAGATAAAAGAAAATGACCATGGTTCGAATCGTTCCACCCTGCTTGATGATTGCAGTATCAATTAAATGACCTAGTGAAACTAAAAATAAAATGGCTATCTTTTTAAAGATGCCACGAAAACCAATACTACTCGATAATTGTTTCTCTACAATTGCCGCAAATATTCCTGTAAGATAGTCGATAATGATGAAGACAAGTAAAGCATATAAGATGCCGTCTAACTCCCCAAATAGACTACCAATCAAGCCTCCAATCATGGAAAATAAAATCTTATTAAGAGTTAACAGTTCCTTCATCGGTCACCTCGCTTTCTACTGAACCTTCCTGTACAATGGTAGGGTCTGACCAATCCGGTTGACCGTTCTCATCAAACCGCATCAGATAAAAACATTCATGGAATAAATCAGAAAGGTTCAGAGTTAATGTCGTACTACCCCACTGATTAAAAGCCCAAACTGTTTCTGTTGTAACCAACTGCCGCTTTCCATTTTTAATGGCAGGCCGCCTTACTTCTTCAAGATACATGTAAAAATCCTGCTCTCCTGTCTTACAACGAATGAATTCTCCATTCTTACGCATGTAAGTGAGAGCTGTCTCCAAATCAAATGGTTCTGTTACTTTGTCAATATTGAGAAGTGCCATGAGAACTATTCTCCTTTCCTTTCTTCAGGTTTTGTCTGAACTTCTAATAGCTCAGTCAATTCCTGTTTTTCTTTACGCAATAGGCTAAGTTCCTCATCCTTTTCCACCAATTGGATGGCAATGAGGTTCTTAGCGGTGATTTCATCAGATAGCTTGGTCACAAGTTCCTGAATGGTTAGTTTTAGTGATTGGTTGATTTGTTCTAGATTCATCTGTGAACTCCTTTATTTAATCGTATCCCATGTCAATATGACGTCACCTCGACCTGTGATGTTTACTAAGTGTTTAAAATTGTGATTGAATTGATGAAGTACGTCTTTCAAGCTGACATAGGTTGTCCCATTTCGATAGATGCGGATATCACCGATATTCAAAATGGAGCTTGGGCGGTCAGAAGCTTTAAATGCATCAATACTCAATCGGTTAGGCAATGTTACAATTTCCCAGCCATCTGGATTGGTATATGGAGCACTAGCTAAACGTACCTTATCGCCCACCACATCAATTTGGTCGGTATCAGTACCGTTCCATGCTCGAATCCCTACAAAGCCACCGTCATTGGCATTCCAGTTGTTCCATCGATTCGAACCGATAATGGTTACACCACAAGGCTTACCGTTTGATGTTCCTGTCTCAAAGGAAACCCATTGGTGAGGGTAACCACTAATCTCACGAGAAATGGATGGAGAGTTTGTAAAGAACTTGATGTTACCAAGTGATAGATTGATTTTCATAGCTCCGTTGATTGCTGACAAAATACCTCCAGAAATTTTGTTGGCTGATAGGGTTACTGACTGCACTTGGGTTATAAAGGCTGATTTGGCAAACAACTGCTTGAGAAAGGCTTCCGTCGCCATAAACTTGGTAAAGAAAGCTTGGTCGACCTTTAACTTATCCGCAGTGATAGCTTCTGCTCCAATTCGAGCTGCAGAGATGATGCCTGACGTAATCTTGCCTGCATCAAGACTGGCAATCTTACCGCTCGCTATCACACCATCTTGGATATAGGTCGTGCCTGTAATTTGAACGAGTTTTCCATCAATTTTGACTGTCCCATCCTTGTTGAGATTGAGCTGACTCAATACTGTTCCTGCACTGGTCAGATTTCGAACCGACCACGATCCTGCAAGTGTTGAAACCTGTGTTTGAATGGCATTTACTGTGGCTGTGGTCGCTCGACTTGTTTCTAGATTTCCGACTCGTGTCACTATCCCATTAGCCGTTTGAACAACCTGACTGATTTGATTGGTGTGATCTCCAATTGTTCGAGTATGACTACTTACAGTATCCCGCACTTCATGAAAGGCGGTTACTGTCGTAAAGTCGTCTAATGACGGTGTCCAATAGTCTGGAAAGATATCACCAGTTGATATCATTAAAGCTCTTACATGGAACTTACCAGTTTTAACTCCATCTATTCTGACTTGAAGTTCAAATCCTTTAGAATGTTGGTACATCTCTTGCGTGACGGTAGAGGTTAGTTTGATTAACCGATAATTGTTACCAGTTGTCAGATTGCTGCTCCACTTATTGTAGAAAGGGTGATACAAATTCCAGTTGGTCCATGTCCAAGCATTTTGACTATCCAAAATTGGACCTTGGAGTTTCATAGTACGTGTCGTCACCGCAGGGTCAAATGTAATCTCATCCGCTGAGACATGAACATATAAATGAACTTTTGATCCAACATAGATACCACTACTATCTCCAAATTGAACTCTTCCTAAAGAGGCTATCCAGTTACTATTGGTATTTATCGTCTGATAAGCACTCCATCTGTCTGAAGTACCAGCTATTAAGTTGCGATGCGAAACTGAGGTAGGGATTCTGCTTTCCGTTTGACTGATTCGCTGGGTAAAACTATCATAGGTGGTTCTAACCAAATTCTGCACACTAGTTGTCGTCGCATAGGGCTGGAGAGAACTGCTGGTTAGATAGCCACGACCAGTAATATTGGAATCTACCTGTGACTTGGTTTGGTAACCTTTTGAGTTAATAGCTGATTCAACTTGTGTACTTGTTAGTCGTTGTTCAATTTGCCCAGCCTGTGTACGTATAGTGGATTCTGCACTTGCTACTCGACCAGTCAAGTTATTAAAATCCGTCTTTGCGACTTTCTGTGAAATGGCATCATTGGCAATCCGTAAGTCTGCCTTTGTTTGAGTAATCTGACTTGCATTTGTATTGGCCTTAGCCAGGGCATTGTCAGCGGTTGTTTTGACCCCTTCAAGAACGGTCTTATCAGCCTTAAGCAAAATAGATTGTTGTGTTTGTTGGATGGATGTAGTATGTCCCTCAACTGTTCGTTTCAAGCTATTGAAATCCGTTTGACTAATCTTTGAGGATACATCCGAAACTAATTGTCGAATCTGGGTTTCACTACTTGAAATCCTGCCACTTGCCTCGGTTAATCTTGTAGAAACCTGCTCTACACCAGAAGCTGTTTGAGTGATGAGTGTCCGTTGGGTGTTCAATTCACCAGCAATATCTGCTGGATTTTCTGAATAGCCTGTGTCTAGTGAGGTCTTTGCGACTTTCAATCCTGCCACATAGAATTTATTGCCATTTGGGATAGTGCTGCCATTGTACTCTGTCCGAAATTGGAGTGATCCATCAGATAAGACATGAACTGTTTTCCAGTAGCGTTTCCAGTCACTGGTGACAGAAATGATATCGTCTGATTCTCTCACTCTTGCGACTGGAGATCGATAAACACTCGAACCAGTCCAAATCGCTGAAACTTTGATGGAAGAAAGTGGCTGATTCGCTTTGGCATAAAAGCTAAAAGTAATGACATCTCCTGCTTTCACAACAATATTCTGATGACTTCCGTTAAACCCTGCTTGGGTTGAACGAACAACCAGTCCTCTGAAATTCTCTGTTTCGGTAGACCAGTTGTTTCCTATATGCCAGGCATTTCCTCTATTCGACCAATCACGAGTACCAGTCATCAAATTTAGGCCATCTAGGCTAGTTGGAATTTTCGCATCCACCTGACTGATTTCAGTTGTTATGCGATTACCCAATTGCGTAATAGATGACTCGGCAGTTTCGATTCTCTGTTTTGCTTGGTTAAAATCATTGGTTTTAACACGCTGGGAAATTTGGTCTGCTTGCACTTGAATCATGGATTCTGCACCGGTTACTCGACCAGTCAGACTATCCACCAGTTGCTTACTCGCAAGAAGTTTTATATCCTCCTTGGTTTGCGAGAGACTTGTACTTACAGTAGCCAACTGTCCACTCAACAGTGATTTTGCTACATCAACCAAACGACTAGCTTCAGAGATAGCTTGTGATTTAGCTGTCGCAATTTTTGACTCTGTTTGACTACGCTCCGTTGAAGTCAATCGGTTAGCTTCATTAATGGCATCAAGTTTGGCTTGTTCTGCCCTTCTGAGGGCTTCAGTTGCCCCAGTTTGAGCCTGTTCTGCCTTTTGTTTGGCTTCTGTGGCTAGGTTGGTATTTACCCCAGCCTTTGCCATTAAATCACGAGTTGTGCGTTGCTGCTCCTCTTCCTGTTGCCGCATCTGTTGGTGGATAGAAGAAAGTTCACTATCAATGCTGGACTTTAATCGGTCCGCATAGACCTCCCCACGACTTTGAGCCTGTTCGATAGCGTTATCAATGACTACTTGACGTTTCTCAAATTCCGCATCAAAGGCTCTGTTGGCATTCTCAAGGGCAATTTCAACGGCAACATCCTCACTCCGCCTATTCCCATCAAGGAGATTATTTGCTAGTGTACTTAAGCTACCGCCAGTTTTACCTGTTCCGATACTTGCCTTATCATCAAATGTGATAGAGCGGTAATTCTTAGCTAAAGGATCATAATCATAGGCGATGGCTTTCTTCCTCACATCAATCCCGTGTAGCTTGCTTTTTAAAGTCACTGTATCGCCTAGATGAACCGTTTGACCATCTAACTCAAATGCCTCAATGATGATGGCATCTTTTGGTTTATCAATTCCCTCTAAGCGAAACTTGCTACTAGCCCACTCTATTAACTCTTGACGAGATCTGAGGTTATTATTGGTATAGGTCACCTCATTGATGAAAGGATAGGAGTTTATCAGTGGACTGTCTACTGTGACTTGAAGTTCAGTTTCCCTATCCTGCCCCTCTTGTTTAAACCTTGAAGTGGCATGGATTCGAGTGATAATCTGTGAACTTTCTTTTGTTCTCTGATACTTTTTCAAATTGTAGTGAGTAGAGACGACTACCCCACGGTCTTGTCCTCGCTCACTCTTTATAGTTAGGGCAAGATTATCACGAACCAGTTCCCCCTCCCAAGTTCCAATAATAGAATGTTTGCCATCCAACAGGCTGGAGTATAGCGTCTGTTCCTTATCTGTTGTATAGGTTCTGTTTTTGACAATGTCGCTGGTAAAAGAAAAATCTCCCAATGGAGACTTGCTTGCCATGACCATGCTTGATAGTGCTGTTGCACAGGGTACCTGTTCACACCTAAATGGCGATACCAACCTTGTCATGATGTCATCTGATATGTGATAGGCCACAACTTCAAGACTGGTGTCTCCTTCAATGACTTTCTTTATCCGAAACAATTGGTGTCCCAATACTGGAACTGGACTACGAACGAGGTAGTCCTCTTTTAACTCTCGAAATAGTCCGCTATCTGTGATCGGATAGGTAAAGTTCAAGACAAAATCTCCATTCAATGTTTCTTTGACGCTTGCCTTAATGGTCTCAGGAAGTGGTTTCCCATGCCATTTTGCCGTTCGAACGGTTTTATCTAATAAAGATAGCACTAAGCCCACCCCCAATTCATTTCTATTGTTAATGATGTGATGCCAGCACCTAAGACAACTCCAACAGAGTCATTCCTGCCTGCATCAATGGAGATAAAATCACCAGACCATTTTACAGGCTGACCTCTTTGTGTCTTAAAACTTGGCTGACTAGGATTATTATCCATAATGAGTGTTTCTTGTAATCGCTCCAAGCGGATGACATCATCCCCAATCGTAAAGCTAGTTTCACTAGTTGAGTTGCCGTTTATGGTAATCTTTGGAAAAGCGATGGCTGAACCTTGACATCGCAAAACACCACTGGTTCTAAACACCTGCGAGGTCGTCGTTTTGAACCACTTGGTTGGGTGACAAGAAAAGGTAACCTTAAGCTCATACACCCCCAACTTATCCTTTTGAACTGGAGTATGGTAAACCTTGTAACACCAAAATCGTATAGTCTTGAAACTAGCGTTCTCAAGCCAAAATCCTTCTTTCAAAAATAGCTTCAAAAAGAAAAATAACTGTTCTTCACTAGGTTTAACAAGATAGAGGGTGTAGCTCAGTTCCATGACACTTCTGCGAGGATTGGATTGAAGAACCGCTCCTGACAGGCCTTGGTGTTCTATCAATTGCGTTTTACTTTCGCTTACTGTGATTGAAGGACTATCTTCCACGATTACCTTAAAAGGAAAAGAACTCGTGGATACTCCACCAATGGTTAATGCATTATGTCTAATCATGGTTTCACTCCTCTCAATCCTTGTTGACGTTCTAATTCATATACTAGTTTCTCTCCAACCATCTCCGCAAGTCGATGAAGGTCAGTCTCTTCTCTTACAGTATTTCCAGTAATGGTGATGTGAATGGTTGGCAGGTTGCTTGTCATGGTTTTTGCGATTCCTCGACCAATCGCACCCAAGGTTTGCTCATTCAAAGGCAACACCGCTTCTTTTCCTGCTTCACCACCAACCATCAGGCTATTACCATTCATTCCAAATGCCGTTGGTTTGGTTAAGATACCTCCCTTGGCATACCAATCAATAGAAATTCTTGGAATACCACCCTTCAACCAATCAAGAGGATTAGCAGATCCTGACACCCTAAAGTGAGGGAGGGGAATATGCGGCCAGCGAATTTGGAAGTTGAAGAGATTTTTGATGGCATTAATAGCGTTACTTACGGCATCTCTTGCACCATTGATAGCACTTGAAATGGTATTTTTCACACCGTTCCAAACAGATGAAACCGTATTAGATATACCATTCAAGATGTTGGATATGGTACTTCTGATACCATTCCATATAGTTGATACTGTTGAACCAATCGCAGACAGGACACTGGATATTGTTGATTGAATAGCTGACCAAATGGATGAAATGACAGAACTAATGGCAGATAGTACATTTGAGATGGTATTCTTGATACCTGTCCAAGCAGTTGAGATGTACTGGGTGATGAAATTGAGGGCTAAGGAAATAAGGGACTTGATGCCCTCCCATGCTATCGACAAGACCTGTTTGATGGTTTCCCAAGCGCCAGTCCAATCACCAGTGATAACCTGCATGACTGCCTTGATGATACCAAGTACCACATTGATAGCAGTCTCGACAACAATCTTTATCATCTCCCAAGCGGCTGTGATGATGAGTTTGATATTCTCCCAACTTGCTTGGATGAGCGGTCCAAGAATAGTCATCACCGTTTGAATAACCGTAGTGATGGCATTCCATACCGTGGTTGCAGCATTTAGAATCAATTGCTGGTTTTCAGTCCACCATGTGGTTAACGTTCCCCAGATGGACATGACAAAACTTGTAATCTGCTGGATGATCATGGACAGAAAGGCATAGATACTATTCCAGATTTCCGTCACGGCCGTTCGAAAGCCTTCGTGATTCGTCCAGAGTTCTTTTAACCCAACAATCAGTAAGGTAATGGCAGCTACAATACCAACAATAATCCCCACAATCGGCAAAAATGCCGTTATCATTCCAACAACGGTTGTCCCCATAGCGACTGCCGCAACCTGTAAGCCCAAGAAAACCGGAAGTAACATCCCTACCACGGCTAAAATTCCTGTGAAGATAATGACGACTTCCTTGATGGGACTGGATAAGTTGGTAAACCAAGTCGCTAGTTGACTAACAATGTCTGCCAAACTTTGAAAGACTGGAATAAGCATCTCTAGAATCGGTTGACCGATTGCGGCTAGAGCATTAGTTCCAGACTGTCTTAAGTTACCCAGAACGTTTTCCAGTCCGTCTGATTCCCTTGCAGCTTGCCCCAAGGCTCCCGAGAGTTCATTGCCGTCCTCTACCATTTGAAGGAGGGTTAACTGCTTCTGAGCTTCTGATAGTTCATTGAAGGACTTTCCATAGAGCTTGTTCGCCGCTGCATTACGAGTGGTTTCTGTCGCAGAAATACCTAGAGCTGCGTCATTTTCATAGTTTCCTTTGAGGAAGGACTGTAGGTTTTCGGTGACTTCTTCGATGGATTTGTCGTAAAATGCTGCCCCATCAGCCGCTGCTCTGGTGGCACGAGTGGTCAGATCCAAAGCCTGAGCCGTATCCATTCCAGAGGTTTTGGCAAAGGAAGCCATCTGAGTGAAGGAGCCTTGAAGACGCTCTGGAACAATGTCCATCTCTTCCCCAATCTTATTGAGGGCATCCTTAGCAGCATTCTCCATATCCCCAAATACGGTAGAGAATTGGGCATTACTGGCTTGAAGTTGAGCTGCCGCAGACATGGACTCTGTTCCGACTTCGAAGATTTTCTGAGAGATGTCTGCTAGCTTCTCACTGGTCGCTTGAAGTGCCTCAGCCCGAATGGTGTCAGACATGGCTTTCATGCCATCCTGAGCACCATCGGCAGAGGATTTAGTCTCATCCATCTCGTTGTTCAAGTTATTGAGAGCGGTCTTTGCTTGGTTCAACTCAGCTTCCATCTTATTCGCTTCAATGGAATTCTCACCATATTCACTCTTTGTCAGGGCTAGTTGCTTTTCGAGATTGGAAATCTGTTTAGAAACAATTTCTGACTGTGCTCCAATCTTTTGTTGGGCTATGGCATTGCGTTCTGCTTCGGAACTATTGGATGACAAAGCACTTTCTTGTAACTCAAATTGAGATGTGACCTTGTTCATCTCACTTGCTAACTGCCCCTGCTCCACTTGGAGTTTATCTAATTGTTGAGTCGCTGAACTACTAGCTCGACCGTGATTCTCAAGTGTTGATGACACATCAGCTAACTTAGTTTCATAGGACGTTAGCAACCTTTGAGTAGTTTCCACCTCACGTTGAAAGGCACGGTACTGGTCTGCCCCAATATCCCCAGCCTTAAATTGAGCTTCCACCTGTGATTGGGCTTGACGGAGCGTTGCCAATTTTTCTTTGGTTGTCTCGACTTGTTTTGCCAAGACTTCCTGCTTTTGAGTAAGGAGGGTGACATTGCCTGTATCAAACTTGAGAGCCTTATCAATTTGTCTTAGTTCTTTGGTAGCTTCAGATGCTTGTTTGTTTACACCCTTTAAGGCATCTTGTAAGGGTTGAGTATCGCCACCAATTTCAATCGTAATTCCCTTTATGTTTCCTGCCATAGTCCCTCCTTTCTACCATCAGAAATTATCAAAATCAGCTTGAGTTGCTGGGCGTGTTTGAGAAGTTTCTCGAGTACGCATCTCCACATAGTCCGTTTGGTAGTCAAGTGCCATCCCAATAGAGATATGTTTTAAATCGTCAATAGTCAGACCAGTCTCCTTACAACAGGAGAAATAACTCTCTACTGTGAAGATTTCTTCACTCGCTGTTTCTGTTTCATCTGCTTTTTTCTGGTTGACATCCCTTGGTTCAACATATTCATCAAGACAGGGGCTACTTCCTGCACTGGAAATTCTTCCATCTCCATATAAAAATCCACAAATGGTTTCACTCGTGGATTGGCTGACTTCGCAAAGACCCAAAAGATTCGATGGAAAAATGTCATATCGAAATCAGACAGAATAGAAACATCAATATGATGTGCCTGTAATTCCTCTCCATCTTCTAACTGGTCAAGTTTTGCCAAGATTGCTTGACTATTTACCATCGAGAATAAATCTTGAAAATAATCCTTACCAAACTGCTCTTTATAAGCGATTGGGGTATAGGCATTGGTTGCTAACTCGTAGGTCGTGCCTGCTATGGTAATACTTTCTCTCATTGCCTTCTCCCTTACTTACGAGGCTCAAAAACTGCCTTGAACCAGTTTTCACGAATCTCATCGCTCGTTTCCTCTGTTGTTCGTCGACGTACAACCTTATCAAGTGGGCGAGGACTGGCAGTAAAGGTCAACTCTACCTCATTGATATCTGAACCAGACTTGGTTTTTGAACCAACAGTCGGACGAGATGCGTAACAATAATACAAAACGTGTAATGTTTCTTTTTTATCCCCTTCAAAACGGAACATCAACGCAAAATTTTTCTTTTCGCTGTTTGCGATCTCTGAAATGGTGTTTGTCGTCGCATCCAACTGTTCTCCAAGGACTCGTGTCAAAAATTCCTGCGTTAGAAGGGCAACTTTTAGTGTTCCCTCATAGCCATCATTTGACTCTGTTGTATAAAAATTGATATTGTCTGCCTTATAAGAACCCTTATCTCCTGTTGGTTCAAGGGTTAATTCTGCAGCACCACGAAGTCGTTCTACATTGCCGTATGTCAACGTACCATCAGAACCTTCGCTTGTAACTTCTGCCCAATGGACATCTTGTAGTCCAAAGGTGACCTTATTCTTTTCAGCCATATTATCCTCCATGTAATGTGATGTAATAGGTTATTTGGTAGAGTTTCTCTGATGAGATATAGGTCTCTACTTTTTCAAAATAAATAAGGTGGCTGTCAAATAATGACTCCACCTTTTGTTCAATTGCTAAATCTTTCTTAGTGGTATAGAGTTCCACTAGCAGGTTAGTCTGCTTATGATAAGACCAATTGTCTGCACCATGATTTTCTGAATCAGTCACCAAATAAACTAGATACGGTGGTCTTGGACGACTCCCTTCTTCAAAATGATGGTAGGCAAGAGGAAACTGTAATTCTTTGAGAATGGCGTACAATTCGCTCAGTAACATGTCCTATCACACTCGCTTTCTCAGCTTTTCTTCTAAGGATTGTATCGCTTGTTTCTCAACGGGAGCGATATGCTTTATACCCTCAACTCGCCCACCAGAGCTTTTGGCATGACCATTTTCTAAGAGATGTGTCAGACCTGGCGTTCGATTATGAATGGTCTTGGTTAGTCCTGTACTGGTATCAATCGTCGCTTTACTCTTCCACCCTTTGGCATAAGAACCACTCTTTCTAGGTGACGTTGCTTTCAAGGTTACGATGGATTCCTGGGTGACTTCCTCTACAACTTCACGCATCACCTCTGTTGTATCCTCTACAAATTCCGCCAGCTCATTTGCGATGGCAGATTCTAGTGCATCCAGTCCAATTTTAGTCATAACTCTCCTCCTTAATGGCAACGATGTAAATCAGTTGCCTTGGCACTGTATCTCCATCAATCGACTCAATCTCATAGGTTTGACCTCGAAATTGAATGTGAGTCGTTAAGGAATGAAGTCCAAGAATCGCCTTTTCATACCTGAGGGTGAACTGGACTTTCTCTTGTTCCAGTTTTGTCACACTCCCATCCCTTTCGGTCAAGGTGAGTGGACGACAAGAACACCATCGTTCAAATAAAGCTATCCAGGTCGAAGTTTCATTGCCAATCTCATCTTGAACAATCTGTCGAACATGAAATGACAATCGTTCCCTCAAAGGTGCAATCTTCATCAGAACACATCCTTTCGTTCAGCCAACAACAAGTGATAAAGCGTTTCTTTCAACTCCTTATGATTTGCATCTTCTCTATGTTCATAAAGATAGGCAACCCCATATAGGATTGCCGTCTTTAGAACTTCTGAATAAATTGATTGACGCAAAATATCTTCACAGAGTTGTTGACTGGTTTCGAGCAACTGCTCAATCAGTCCATCCTCATCATCGTGTTCCACTTTGAGATACTGTTTTGCTTCTGCTAAACTAACCATCATTACTTAGCCTTCACAGTTAGTGTCTTAACGGCTTCAGGTAGGACTAACTTACCATCCACACGTTGTGAAGCAAGAAAACCAATCTGTCCATTATTGGCATAGAGTTCATTCAGACGTTTGAAGGTACGTCCCTGACGATCCGCAATCCAATAATAAGAGAAATCACCAAACGCAATGGCTTTATTTCCTGCTTCAGGTAGTGGAGCAAATGTCGATGTGTAGTATGGACGATTTAAAATCAGATCTGGTTGTCCAGCTTGAGTGGATGGCTGCCAAATGTAATTACCATTGTTGTCCTTGAGTTTACGGATAGCTTTGACAGTCGTATCATGTAAAATCCAAACAGCATTCTTACGATACGGTGCTGGTAGAGAATGATACAGTTCAATCATATCGTCAAAGGTAATATCCTTTGTAGCAGTCGTTGGACCTGTAACTTCTGCCTGAGTAAAGATACCAGTTGGTTTCTTAGAACCATCACCAATCAAGAATGCTTTTTCTTCTTCCGTTCCAATGCGACGAGCAAATTCAGCTGTCATATAGGATTCAAGGTCAAAGACTGAATCGTTAAGCAACTCTTCTGAAATACGAATGGCAGTCCCAATCTTATGAGAGTCTAGTGTCACCTGACCAAAGGTTTCTTCTGTTTCAGGATAAAGACCATTTTCATCCATCCATGATGCTGAACCATGTCCAGTCACAACAGGAATCTTACGCTCACCACTAGATGTTTTGATAACAGTCGCAAGGCTACGGAAGAAATTCTCTTCTTGTAATCCTTGAACCAGTTTCTTCTCATATTCATCAGGGACAAGGTGACCACCTTCGGTATCTTCTCCTACTCGAAGGACATCCTTGACATCAAAGAAGTGACGTTTTCGGACACTTGTCCAAAATGTCTTGGCATAGCTATCTGAAGCTACACCTTTCTTTTCCTCTTCAGTAGACTTATCATTCAAAACTGTAGTGGGCTGCCCAATTAGAGCCTGTGATGCTGGTTGAGAAAGTTCAAGGTCAATCTTTTCTTGACGCTCCAACCGAGCAATCTCTTGATTGTAGAGGTTGATTTTTGCTTCCATTTCATCATAGCGTTTGGAATCTTCCTCTGATACCAGTCCGTCTTCTGAACGAACAGAGTCAAGGAAGGTTTTTGCTTGTTGCCAAGCTTGGTTACGTTTTTCTTTCAATTCAAGTAATTTAGACATGAGTTCATATTCCTTTCGTTAATTGAGCAAATTCAATCGTTTTTCCAACTGATTGATAGGGATTGTTTTCTTTGGTTGTTGGACTTCAAGTTTCGCCTGCATTTTTACAAGTAAATCTTGTTGGACAGCTTTTCGACTGAAAGAATAACTCTCAGTATCCATTCCTTGTTTATCTTGTTTGTCAAAGAGAATCTTGTCCGCAAAGCCTAGTTCAACAGCCTTTTTGGCATTGAACCAAGACTCTGAGTCCATGAGGTGCGAGAGTTTGGTTCTTGAAAGTCCTGTTCTTAGTTCATAGGCATTGATGATGGATTCCTTAATTTCTCCCAACATTTCAATAACCTTCTGCATGTCCTTGGCTTCACCTTGTGCCACAGTCCAAGGGTTGTGAATCATCATCATGGCAACTGGACTCATAGAAACCGTTGTACCTGCCATGGCAATGACACTAGCAGCACTTGCGGCTAATCCATCAATCACTACATGGACATCACCTTTGTAATCCATCAGCATGTTATAGATTTGTGCAGCCGCAAAAACATCACCCCCCGGACTATTAATCCAGAGGGTGATGTCTCCGTTTCCTGCATGTAAATCATTTTTAAATACTTGTGGCGTGACTTCATCGCCAAACCACGTCTCTTCAGCAATCTGTCCTTCAATACGAAGTGTTCGACCACTATCATCTTCTGTAAAATTCCAAAACTTATGCATCTATATCCTCCTCAGATTGAGTTTCTTGTTCTACTGGTCCTTGTTTCATAAAGCCACCCGCATCCTTCAGTTTCGTCATGTTTCCATTTATCAAGTAGAGATTGCCTCCTTCCTCATCTGAAAGGAGATTCAAGTCCTCAAGTTCACGAATATCATTCGTCGACAGCCAGCCATTTTGTCTACCAATCGCATAGCCGTTCATCCGACTCTGATAATCGCCACGAAGAAGACCATCTACATTGAACTTCACAAAGTAGGTTTTCTTTTCCTCAGGTAAAAAAAGAGACCTCTTGAAAGCCTGTTCGAGACGAACTACCCAAGGGTCTAAGGTATATTTAACAAATTCTAGAGATTGTTGCTCAATGTTTGAAAATGAGGATTTCTCCAAGTCGCCAACCATATGAGGTGGAATGCGGTAGAGCCTTGCAATTTCATTGATTTGGAATTTTCTAGTTTGGAGAAACTGGGCTTCTTCTGGAGGAATACCTACTTGAGTGTATTTCATCCCTTCCTCTAGCACTGCCACTTTATGGGCATTTGTTACCCCATTGTAGACTGCATTCCATGAATCTCTCACTCGTTTGGGATCTTTGAGAATGCCTGGGTGTTCCAAAACGCCACCAGGATTTGCACCATTTTTAAAGAATGATGCCCCATAGTTTTCCGTTGCCAAGGTCATACCGATAGCATTTTTAGCAAGAGCAATTGGAGAATAACCTATCAAGCCATCAAAACCCAGACCAGGTACATGAAGAACATCTTCTGCTCTCAAGATAGCATTACCCTTTTCCTTAAAGTTAGGATTTTCTTCTGACTGACGCTTGTATTTGTAATAGAGCTTTCCACTATCATCACGATGAACAGACATCTTATCTGGTAAAAGTGGGTAAAGACTGATAACCTGTCCACTCCTATCTCGGATAATCTGGACATAGGCATTGCCCCATATCAGTAGATGGGTCATCAAGGTTTCTCTAAAAACAAAGGATGACATCTCAGGGTTAGGTTCATCATGTAAGAGAAAATAAAGGGGATGTTCCACCTTCTTCTCCTTTCCAGTTGCCATTCTCTCATATACATGAATGGGTAATGAAGCAACTGCTTCAGCTAAGATACGGACACAAGCATACACAGCTGTCGTCTGCATAGCTTTAAACTCATCTACGTTCTCCCCACTGGTCGTTCGTCCAAACAGATATGAGAAGTCCTGACCTTCATAACTATTTCGTGGTTTATCTCTAGCACGCTTACGTCCCAGAAAATCTAGTAGTCCCATAGTTCCCCCTTTTGAGTACGAAAAAAGCACCTCAATTGAAGTGCTTTTCGATTATTCTTAGATGGTTTTCATCTCTCCTTCTTCAAGAAGATACCATGTTCTATCACTTTCTTGAAGTTATATCCTCAATAAGAAAAGTTTTAATGATTCCGAATGTATTCTAAAATTGCATCATAATCTAATTCTGATGAAGCTACTCCAAGTCCTAGCTTCACTACTTCATCATCAGTCTGATTTAATATAATGCCATTTAATTCTAGGAAAATAATCATGACAAAAACTCCAATTCGCTTGTTCCCATCAAGGAAGGCATGATTATTAACTAGCGAATAACAAAGTCTAGCAGCCTTTTCTTCAATACTTGGATACTTCTCAACACCAAAATAAGTACTAAAAGCTGAAGATAGTGAAGATTCTATTAAACCAACATCCCTAACACCATCTAAACCCCCAGTAGCTTGAATTAACCTAGTGTGTAATTCAATAACCTGTTCAACAGTTAATACTTTCATTTTGCCAATTCCTTAAATGCATCAAGATGGCGTGATAAAACCGAAGTCGCAACTTCATCCAAAGTTGATTGTTCAACAACCGTAGGGGTTGCCTGTTCCTCTTTAATTAGACTCTGATAGTCCACTAATACATACTTTGGTGTGTTATTTTTCAATATTACTGCAGTACCATTCGTATCGACCATACGAGCTACCTTAGAAAAGTTTTGATTTGCTTCAGAAATAGAGACTAAGTTTTCAATATTGATTTGCATGGTAATATCCTCCTTTTCTCTATTCTACCACTTTTTAGGATATATTCAACCTATTTAGGTAGTTTTCATCCTAAAAGCTTAATATACCACGTTCATCATACACACTTCCTTCATCGGTTTGATGACGAATACAACGGTCCAGTCCCATAATGAGTGCTACGATACCGTCAATTTTCTCAACTGACTTTTCCTTATCAGGCTTGATATTGCCAGCTGGGTCTTGCCTCATGACTACGTTTTGTCCCATCCATTTCAGAACTGGATGGCCACCATGTTGAATCTTACCTTCCATCATAAGTTTGTAGAGTTCCTTAGACGGTGGACTCATGTCTTTATAACCTTGACCGAAAGGCACCAAGGTCAAACCCATCTCTTCTAGATTCTGAACCATCTGTGTCGCATTCAACGGTCATAGGCTATTTCCTTGATATGATAGATTTCCGATAAGTCTTCAATAAATTTTTCGATAAAACCATAGTGAACAACATTACCCTCTGTAGTTTTGATATAGCCCTGACGCTCCCAAACATCATACAGAACATGGTCACGACGACATCTGAGTTCCAAGGTATCTTCTGGTAACCAAAAGAAAGGTAAGATAATGTAGTTCTCCTCACTATTCCGTGGCGGAAAGACTAAGACTAAGGCTGTAATGTCAGATGTGCTCGATAAGTCAAGCCCTGCGTAACAATCACGACCTTTAAGAGCTACATAGTCAATTGGGGCATTGCCTTTCGCATAAACATGTTCTGGAATCCAAGCAACACTTGAACTTGTCCACATATTTAGACGGAGCTGCTTAAAGACATTCTCTTCAGCTGGGTTATCAAGTGCCTGTTCGTAGGCTTCTCTAACACGGTCAATCCCAATAGTATGCCCTAGTGAAGGGTTGACTCTTCTCCAGTTCGCTTCATCATTCCAATCATCTTCATCGGATAATCCATAAACCACTGGATAGAATGAAGTGTCCTTCTTTCTACCATTCAAAATATCCAATGCTTTAGTATGCAATTCATAACAGATGGAGTTCCTATCTGTTCCAGCTGTCGTGATAATAAAAAAGAGGGGTTGTTCCCTTGCATCTCCTGACCCTTTGGTCAATACATCATACAAATGGCGATTAGGCTGAGCGTGGATTTCATCAAAGACCAAGCCAGATACGTTTAGTCCATGCTTTGTCCCAGTCTCTGCAGAAAGAACTTGGTAAAACCCAGCATTAGAATAATTGACAATACGCTTGGTAGCACCCATTATCTTAGAACGCTTTTCCAAGGGGCGACTCATCTGCACCATCTGTTTGGCCACATCAAATACGATTGATGCTTGGTTTCGGTCACAAGCCGCACCATAAACTTCCGCACTGGCTTCATTATCCGCATATAGTAGATAAAGAGCGATAGCCGCTGCTAGCTCAGACTTACCATTCTTCTTTGGAATTTCTATATAGGCTGTTAAGAACTGACGGTTACCATCCTCCTTGACAATTCCAAATAGGTCACGGACAATCTGTTCCTGCCACGGCAACAAATCAAATCGCTTTCCTGCCCACTTGCCTTTGGTATGGGAGAGGTTATTGATAAATGTTACTGCCCTATCAGCCTTTACCTTATCATAGTGTGAGGTTGGAAGCATGAATGGACTTGGTTCATAATGATAGCTCATAAAATTCCTCCTAACAAATCTTCCATTTCATCACCAGTACCAACTTCCGAATCCATCGTCGCTAAACGGTTACGTGCTGATGGTGTTAAACCAAACTGTTCACAGAATTTAAGCATGATTTTGAGATTAGTCTGGCTGATAGAGACTTGAGGGACTTGTTGGAGATAGCCATTCGGGGTTTTGATAATGGAGCCATGCTTGGTAAGAAACTCTTCCGCCTCTTTCCAGCGTGCGTAAGCTTGACAATATCCTGCAAATGCAGTCATGTCCATTTCGGTTAAAATTCCCATTTGTTCGAGAATTTTTCCCATCCGTTTCCACTCCTTCTTTGCATCATCTTCAAGCCACTGTGGGCAACGTGGGGCTTTTTGTTTGGGTTTGACTTCATTCGTAGGAAGTGGTCGCTTACCAGGATTTCCCTCAAGTATTTTCATATTCGTAGGCTTTGGTTTTCGCCCCCTGATTGCCACAATCTCACCTCCTTTAGAGTAAGAAAAAAGAACTCAATTCGAGTTCATTCTTAAAGTTCATTAAAGTTATCAAGAACAGCCTGACAGACAGTTCTGTCAATATCGTCCATGTTATCTATTTCGTTCCCATATCTATATTGGTAGATATATTCACCATCACGTTTTATTGTCAGAATTCTAATCCAAGCACCGTCTATATTTCTCGGGTCTGTTGTATCTTCACGGAGAAATTCACAAACGTAATGCCTATCACCAACCGTTCGAGTCATTATTTCCCACATCTTACTTTACCTTTTCCACGATATCTATTCCATATAAAACATTCAGGCAACTGCCATTTTCCCACTTAACTAAGAGTGAACCAATGTCATCCACTCCAATAACTGTACCAATTGTTCCTTTAGGAACTGGATGTGGATCATCCATTTTTACTAATCTAACCTTTGTACCAACCGGATAGATTGTCTTTAGGTTATTGAAAATTTTTGAGTCCATGTTATTCTCCAAACATATCGAATGCCCACTTGACAGCGTGACCAAGATCCGTAACAATTATTGATTCCTTGTATATGCGGTTAAGTCGGCATTCAAATAATTCAAATTCTTCAAGGCTATCAACGATTTCGTAAATCTCAACTACTGTTTCTTTGTTTCCTTTGGATGCAACGATAACCCATTCCTTGTAAGGAATGATACTTGCAGTTGTTGGGTAGGTTTCATAGAGTTTTTCAAGTGTTGTTGTCATGGTTTTGTTCTCCTCTTCTTTTGTTGTGTACATATTAACTCTAAAGGAGACTTATATCCAGTCATTTATAGATTATTTTGAAGGTATTTTCGACTATTTTTCACTTGCTAGAATGGCACATCCAATGGCATAGACAACTGTTACCGTCACTCCATTTCCAGCTTGTTTATACAGTTGGGCATCGGAGTTTACTGCTTGGGCTTTCTCGAACAAATCATCCGAAAATCCTTGTAGTCGAAAACATTCTCGAGGGGTTAATCGTCTGATTTTTACAACTCGATCATTCCAAACCACAGCACCCATTTGACCACCGCATGATAGGTTATGGGCGATTCCTTTCCCAACTCTTGCTCGTCTAGTTGGAGAGTTGGGATAGGATATATCCACGGAATCTCCTACCTCAGCAACTTGATAACCTTGCTTTGTACCATTTCTGACCTTGATACCTTCAAGAACGCCATGGCGGTCTTGAGAGGTCAATGTGAACATTGGCTCATCCTGTTCCTTGAGCCTACGTCCATTTTGACGCTTATTGATTCGATTGGGTGTCAGAATAGGTTGAATTTCGAGTACTCCAGAATTCATAGCCGTCCGCTTTGTAGCTCCAGCAGTATATCGTGCAGTGATACAACGTGCCTCATCTGTCAACTTTGGTTCTGTCAAAGATTGGTCAATCAAATAAAGACCAGTCTTAGCTCCCAGTCCACCACCCGCACCAACAAGGGTTGTGGCAATTCCACTAGGGTCGTAGACACGATAGCTTTGCATACCACCTACAAGTTGCTTAAGATGGCTACCGCTTTCTCCGCTGATAGGTAGTACTTTTCGTCGACCTCTACTTCTAAGATGTCCGATAGTGTAGATGCGTTCTCGATTTTGGGGAACTCCGTAGTCTTTTGAATTGAACACTTGCCACTCAAGGTCGTACCCTGCTTCATCCAGGATAGAGAGATAGTCGAGATAATCTCGTCCCCCGCCACTTGATAAAAGTCCCTTAACATTTTCAAGGAGTATCCACTCGGGTTTATCTTCTTCCTCTTGGCTTTGGATGATGTCAACAAATGTAAAAAAGAGTCCACTTCGTTCACCGTATAGGCCTGCTCGCTTTCCTGCGATAGACACATTTTGACAAGGGCTTCCCGCACACCAGAGATCTGCTTTTGGAAGTTGTGTTGGGTCAATGCTTGTGATGTCGTCATGAAACCATTCTCCTTTCGTGTCGTACATTGCTTCATAAGATTTTCTTGCAAATTTATCCTTTTCACAGTAACCGATACATTTGAAACCAGCTAATTCCAAACCACGACGAAAACCACCCACTCCTGCAAAGAAATCAAGAAAGGTTAGGCTCATACCGTCCCCTCCATCATTGAATAGGCTTCATCAAAGGTCAAAGTCTGTCCATCACGCAACACCGTCACGTTATGATTTCCTGTTGACTCTATATAACGTTTGACAATGACATCCACAAACTTCACATCCAACTCAATGCCGTAACAAACCCTTCCAGTTTGGTCTGCGGCCATTAGGGTCGAACCAGAACCAAGGAATGGATCAAGAACAATTGTCCCACGCATGGATGAGTTTTGAATAGGATAGGCCATGAGCGGAATTGGTTTCATTGTTGGGTGGTCTTTACTAGATATTGGACGGTCATATTCCCAAATGGTTGTTTGTTTACGGTCACTGAACCATTGATGTTTTCCCTTTTGTTTCCAGCCAAAGAGACATGGTTCATGTTGCCACTGGTAGGGACTACGTCCAAGCACTAATGAGTTCTTCTTCCAAATGCAGCACCCACTGAGATAAAAACCAGCATCCTTAAATGCCTTACGGAAGTTCAATCCTTCTGTATCCGCATGGAATACATAGATAGAGGCATCAGATTCTATATGTTTTTCTACCTGAGTGAACATGTCAAAAAGAAACTGGTAAAATTCACTATCTGGCATATTATCATTGAGAATCTTTCCAGCTGTTTCTTCCACGTCAACATTATAGGGAGGATCTGTCACAACCAAATTTGCCTTTTTATCACCTAACAGTTGGCCATATGTTTTGGCTTTTGTAGAGTCTCCACAAATCACTCGATGTTTACCAAGTTGCCAAATGTCCCCTCGTTTTGAAAAGGTGGGTTTATTTAATTCCTCTTCTACATCAAAGTCATCATCTGATAGGTCTTTATCATGGACATTTGATAGGATGTCATCAATTTCTGGTGGTTCAAAACCAGTCAGGTCGAGATTGAAATCCGATTCCTGTAAATCCAAAAGCAAGTCCGCCAAAAGCTGGTCATCCCATTGACCTGTGATTTTGTTAAGGGCAATGTTCAGTGCCTTTTCATCTTCCTTGGATAAATTGACAATGACACATTTGGCAGTTTCATAGTCTAAGTCCTTCAATACAGTTAATCGTTGATGGCCACCAATTACCGTCAAGTCTTTATTGACGATGATGGGGTCAACGTAACCAAACTTGAGTAGGCTTTGCTTAATCTTTTCATACTCCTTGTCACCCTTTTTGAGTTTTTTTCGAGGATTGTAGGAGGCTGGGTGTAGTTCAGATAATCGAATCTCTCTAATTTCCATTGTTGGTTGACTTGTCATTGGTTTCTCCTTTATAAAAGCGTGATTGGATGTAACACGAATGGCTACAAAATTTTCTATTTGGATTGGCATAAGATAAAAATGACCTGCCACATTGCTGGCAAGTCAAATCTTCATATGCGGTTTTTGATTTATCGTGTTCGTTAGAATGTGTTGTCCACCAAACCTTACGACACTTATCCGAACAGAACTTCTTTGGTCTTCCTATTTTATGAATTTTCAGTGCTTGATAACACTGGGGGCAACGGAGTCCGTCATTCTGGTCGGCTTTTGCCATCTGCTTTGTCGCCGCTCCATGACCAAGCAATGCTGGATTTCGTTTACAGTATTTTTTAACAGAATCTCTAGATAGTCCTGTAGCCTTACCGATTAAGCCATAGCCAAGACCTTCTGCTCGCATTTTCCAGATTTGTTTGCGTTGACTTTCGTCCATTTGTTTTCCTTTCCAGCAAAAAAGGACTAAAAACAACTATTTTCTACATTGTTTCTAGCCTTTTTCACTATTTTATTACCAAAATGACATACTAGGGAACGCTACATCCCCACATTAGAAACGTGATAACGGTGGGAACGAACGTAATAATTGAGCGATTTAAATGTACCCGCTTGCGAATTTTGCGAAATTGCACGTTTGAGGGGGCGTCGGTCTTAGTCTCCCAAGGGTTTAGAGATTTCATCCCCCCTCCCCCATATGGTTAAAAATTGGATACTTTTGTAACGAAACTCCAAGACTAAAATCGATACGTATACTCCACATATCGGTCAGTCGTCTTGGTCTTCCTGTCATGACAAGACTTACAAAGTGCTTGCCAGTTGGTTTGATTCCAAAAGAGTTCTTGGTCACCTCTGTGGGGTGTGATATGGTCAACCACTATTGCCTTGGTCAATCGACCTTTGACTTTACATTGAACACAGAGTGGATGAACTTTTAAGTAACGAAGTCGTGCTTTATTCCACTGGGCATTGTATCCTTTGGCTCTGGTTGACTTGGTATCCAGTTGGTAGTTTGCTTTATGGTTCTCACAATACTTCTGTCCATAAGGTACTAGGTTAGGACAACCATTTTGTTTACAAGGTGTGCTTGGTCTTCTTGGCATTTTCCCTCCAAAGAAAAAGCACAATTATTCAAGGTAATTGTACTTTACTAATCTATTTATTGCCCTACAAAATAACGTCCATTCTCTTGGAAAATTATTATCGCCCGAGCAATTGTAGGTTCTTCCATTCATGACAAATGATACATTCCACTGAGTACCATCTAAAATCTCCATCTCATTTGAATAATATTCCTTCCATTCAGACAGTTTCACACGTTTTAATTGATTTAAGAAGAAAAATAATCGGAGATTGGAGATTGTTTTTATCTCTGCTTCTGTCTCAGGAAATTTTTGGATCCTTACCAATTTTTCTTCTACGTTAACGTCAATTGAAATCATCGGCAACATGAAACTAAAAAGTGATACGGTTATATATGATACTTGAGGATTGGACATATGAATACTCCTTTACTCTCAATTATATCACTATTTCTCCCAAGGAAGATAGGCTTTTGTGAAATGCCCAAAGCAAGTTGTCTCGGTGTAGTCTACATTCAAGAGATTAAGTTCCTTAATGATACCTCGTGGTGTTAAATCATAACGCTCACGAATCATTCCTTCCAGTTGTTTTGCGGTGTAGCGACTGGTACCAAAGGTATCTACATACACCGAAACAGGTTTGGCTACTCCAATGGCATAGGCTAATTGTACTTCACATCGTTTCGCATACCCTTCTCGAACAATATCCTTAGCAATCTTTCGTGCCATGTATGTAGCTGAGCGGTCCACCTTGCTTGGATCTTTTCCAGAGAAAGCACCGCCACCATGATGTGCGAAACCACCATAGGTATCTGCCACAATTTTTCGACCAGTAACTCCTGCATCCGCAAATGAGCCACCAAGAACAAAACGTCCAGTTGGATTGACTAGAACTTTGAAATCTAGATTCTGACGGTAACGAAGGGCAACTGACATCATTGCCTCTGTCACAATTCGTTTCACTTTATCCAAGTCAGCCGATGCTGTATGTTGGATAGAAACCAAAAAGGTATCAATCCGATTCTTCTCATAGTCGTAGGAAACCTGAGCTTTGGCATCCTTTCCAAGTAAGGGGTTACCAAGCGACATCAGTTTCTCAAGGACTCGGGTTGCTAGAACATAAGGAAGTGGTAGGTACTCAGGAGTTTCGTCTGTCGCATAACCAAACATCATTCCTTGGTCACCAGCACCACCATTATCTACTCCTTGTGCAATATCTGAGCTTTGGAGCCCAAGTAAATTTGTTACTTGGACGTTCTTCAAACCAAGTGGCTCGACAACCTGACGAACAATGTTCTCGAGATTAATGTAATGTCTTGTCGAAATTTCACCAGCTACTATAACCTGGTTATCTTTGATTAAGGTCTCAACTGCCACTCGACTTGATTTGTCATACTTTAGACACTCCGTCAAAATGGCATCTGAAATCTGATCACAGATTTTATCTGGGTGTCCAACCGACACTTGTTCACTAGAAATAATCATAATTCCTCCACGAAAAAAAGCCCAACCCTTGGGCTAGGCTTTGGTTTATTTTACTGATTGACGACCTGCTTCGTAGGCTCTCTCCAATGCTCTTTTGATTCCCCAAACCGAAACATCGTAGAAATCGAGGTTGTCGCTCCAACGTTTTTCCAAAGTTTCAACTTGAAGTTCTTCTTTAGCAATCTCTGTTAAAATGGCATTGAGTTTTTCTTGTTGACGCTTTGTCATGGTATTGTTCTCCTCTTCTTTTGTTGTGTACATATTAACTCTAAAAAGGAGATATATCCAGTCATTACTGGGTATTTTTTATCTTTTTTGACACTTACAATTCTACCACAAATTTTGACAAAGTGAGGTCAATGTTAGGTCACACTTAGTGCAGGGGTAGGTTACTGGTAGGTCAAGGGTAGGTCAGGGAGAGGTTACTTTTCCAAAGAAAATCCCATCTTCATATTCACTTCCCTAACATGGTCTAAGACCTTACGACGCCAATTTCTAACAGTACTTCGACTAATATGAAACTCTCTCATCAAACTATCCCAATTACTATCTGTCTTAAGCATGGATTGCGCAAAATCATACAAATCTCCCTTTAGAAATTTTAAAGCCATCTCAAAATTATCAAGGTCATTAGCCAATCGGATATATCGTTGCGATAAATCCGCCAATTGTTCCTCATTTTCCTGAATCATCTTCTCACGAAAATTCAGTGCAATCATCTCTGACCGTCGATTGGTAGGTGTACTTTTAACTCTAGGTTCATCAGATTTTTCAAAAACGAGTGAACCAATAACCTCATTTTCTGTCACTGGTTTGAAATGTTCCAAACGATACTTTAACATCTCCAAGTCACTTTTGAGTTCATTGTAATTCGTCAGTATGTGCTCTGCCTTATCCATCTGCCCCTCCTACTTGTGCTTTAACAGCTGCAATCAGCCGTTCTTGTTGTGCATCTTTGTTTTCTAATGCCTTAAGGATTTCCTCATCAATCGTTCCTTCAGTCACAATGTGTTGGATAACAACTGTCTCAGCCTCCTGACCTTGACGCCAAAGTCGTGCATTGGTTTGTTGGTATAGTTCCAAAGACCACGTTAATCCAAACCAGACCAAGTTGTGACCACCTTTTTGGAGGTTCAACCCATGACCTGCTCCAGCTGGATGAAGTAAGCCAACTGGAACATTACCCTTATTCCATTCACGAATATCTTCTTCTGTTTTCAACACCCGACTCTTTACCTTGAGTTTTTCTAAACGACCCATAATCCGAGCCAAGTCATGTTTGAACCAATAGGCAACTAAGACAGGTTCTCCATTCGCGGATTCGAGGATATCTTCAAGGGCATCTAGTTTCTGTTCATGTAATGCCACAACCGTATGATCATCAGAATATACGGCTCCATTGGACAACTGAACTAACTTGTTCGTAAGGCTTGCAGCATTGGAAGCAGTTACTTCTAGTCCATCTAACTCTGACAATACATACTCTTTCTTAAACTGAATGTATTTTTCTTTTTCCTTTTCTGTCATACGCATCAGTTTCTTGGTTGAAATCAATTCAGGCATCTCCAGATAGTCTAATGCTTTCATGGAAATGGTTATATCACTAATCTTGTCTTGAATTTGACACTCCGCATAGTCCATGGGGATGTATTCATAGACAATATTGCCATTGCGACGACCTTCTTCAAAGTAGCGACTACGAAACTCACCAATGAATCGACCAAGACGTTCCCCACCATCAATGACTTTAAACTCTGCGAACAAGTCCATCAGTCCATTAGAACTCGGTGTTCCTGTTAGTCCAACCACTCGCTTCATGTAAGGTCGCATAGCCATGAAGGCTTTGAAACGCTTGGATTGCCATGACTTGAAAGAACTCAATTCATCAATTACTACCATATCCCACTTGAAATAGGGACTACATTGTTCTACCAACCAAGGGAGGTTTTCACGATTGACGATATAGATATCCGCATCTTTCTGAAGAGCTTCCTTTCGTTGCTTGGGAGTACCAACTATTTTCGAATACCGTAAGTGACGCAACTCAGACCATTGCTCAATCTCATCACTCCAGACAGTATTTGCGACTCGAAGTGGGGCAATAACCAAAACCTTTGTGACTTCAAATCTGTCAAACATCAATTCATTCACTGCAGACAAGGTTGTAGCCGTCTTCCCCATCCCCATGTCTAATATGACTGCTGCATAAGGGTGACCTATGATGAAGTCCTTGGCGACTACCTGATAGTTATGTAATGTCAATTTCATCTAGCACTTCTCCAATCATCTCAATGCGGTCAATCACATAAACCTTGAAACCTAACCGTGCGAACAGTTTATGCCTTGACACTTGTAACTCCCTTGGCTTTTGGTCAGGAGCCTTCACTTCCACCAAGCCAAACTTACCCTTAGGTAAAAACACCAAACGATCTGGTACACCAGAAAAAGATGGCGATACCCATTTAAGACAAATGCCTCCTCTAGCTTTCACAGACTTCACCAAGGCTTGCTCAACGTACTTTTCTCTCATCGTTCTAAATCCTTTCATCAAATTGAAGTGTGTAGGTCTAGTGCAGTCATTTCCAAAACTCCTCTTATAGGCTTTTTTATAGTAATTTTTGCTTATAGGATAGTTTTAGAAAAGACCATAATAGACCTACATAAAATCAAAAAATGTCACTCATGTTGGTCGTTTAACTAATTTGTTCTAGTAATTAGAATTTATTAGTTTTTGACAAAGGGGCAACGACCGACACGTTTCCAATCTCTATCGACCTCTGGTGTGGAGGTAGACCGTAAAAAATGTCGGTCATTAATCTAAGAAATCATAGCCATCCTCTACCAATTTCAAACCAAGAATGAAGTTACCTTTACTTGTCCGTTTTCGTTTAAACCCTGCCTGCTCAAGTGCAGAATAAAAATCGGTTGTACTGCGTGTATACTCCATGTTTTTGGCGCAATAAGCACGATACTGACTGTATAGTTCTCCTGATTTTTCTGACAACTGGTCGCCAACTTGACAACAGTCACCAAGGAAGTGTCCTAACCAATCATTTGCTTCACGATAGGCTTTGACGGAAGCTGATACGGCAGCTGGTACATTTGTTTTGAAGTTCGCTTTGATGGCTTTTTCTGCACCTTCGATAATCCAAGACATGATGGCTGGTGCTGCATTGTCATACAAATGGTCCGCAAAGTTTTTGATGTCAGAGCGACCAGTGATTTTGGCATTAAATGGGATAACAAGCAAACGTCGCCACGTTCCATCATCGTTCGCTCCTACTTTAGGCAGATGGTTAGTGTAAAGAACTAGCGTATGTGATGGCACGAAGTGAAAAGGGTCCTTGTACTTTTTCTCAGCTTGGATTTCATCTGTTGAGGTTATCTGCTTAACAACGGCTGTATTGAGCCGCATACCCTCAGCCATCTCAGAAGCAATGACCAGACGTTTACCTTTAAGCTCAGCAAGCTCAGGACTGACATTTCGCTTGTTTGACATAGTTAAGGCATCAGCTGATAGTTTCCCAGAGTAGCTTCCAAGTACTCGAGCGATGGTGTTCCAAAAAGTAGACTTGCCGTTCGCTCCGCCTCCATAGGCAATAATCATGTGTTCCTGATAGACCTTACCGATAGCTGCCATACCAATAATTTCTTGAACATAATCAATTAATTCTTGGTCATTACAGAAAAAGGTAGCTAAAGTTTCCTGCCATAATCCCATTCCCTGATCACTAGGGGAGACTGCGGTTATTTTAGTTATATAATCTTCAGGATTGTGTTCTTGTTGCCCATTTATTCCTTTTCGTAAATCATAGGTAGCCTCTGGGGTATTGAGTAATAAGTTATCACTATCTAATTCTGACAATTCAACTGAAAGCATCGGCTTGGCTGTATTATAGACAGCCATCAAATTCTTATAGTCACGATGTTTCATAACAAATTTATGAAACTCTTTAGCTGCAAGATAAGCTTTTAAATATTTCAATTGAAGTGGAGTTTCGACTGCATTTTCTAGACGCTTTCCTCCAGCCTTTATGGTTAATTCATCAATACCTGAAGACTGAAGTTGCTTATCTGCAGATTCCAAGAGTGCATTCGCTTCAGCAAGTTGCTCATCAGTAAAGTGTACAACTGCACCTAGTGCCAACTGCTTATTCTCACGCCAGTGAGTTCCGTCATAGTAAAGATAGTCAGTTGCGTTGGTGTAGGCCAGCTTATTAGCATATTCTCTAGCAAGCACACCAGCCTCGCCTACATCTGAGTAATCATCTGGTTTTAATGTTTCTCTATTGAAAGCATCGGGAGCCACGTAGCCTTTAGATGTTTTTATAGTTCTATTGTAGAATCGCACAGCACTACCCCAGATGGTATCTAACTCTGCTTTATCAAGTGGCGGTACACATTTCTGAGCCTGTTCATCAAAGCTATCTCTTGATTCTTGCGTTACTCCTAAACGTTTTAGAATTTTTGCTGCAAAGACTGACATGGTAGAGTTACGACTGCCTTGCTGGATTGGACCATTTGGTGGCGTATAGAAGTCTGCATCGAAATCTTCCTCGTCATCAATAGATACAGCTTGAAACAAATCTTCATCAATAATTAGCCATGAATCATGCCATATAACCTGTGCATTTGGATTTCCAAAGAAGAAACGTGCCGCATCCTTGGCATTATCATCAAAAAACTTGTATTGATTACAAAGTTCTTCCTTCATAGCTACGTAGACATCTTTATCAGTTACCTCATTGATTTGGAAGTAAATATGATATTTTGGTCTTGGAGCTTTTCCTGCCTTTGCCTGCATATGACTTCGACTAGTTACCAAGGCAAAATTGTAATCCGCAAAGATTTCTTTTAATCGCTCGACCGTCATCCATTCATCTGGATTTTCAGAATGGTCATTATCAATATCCATGACCAAAACGTCCGACTTAATGAAATTTGCATTTGAGCGTGTATTGTTTAAAAACAGCCCTGCCACATGGTCAAATTGCGCAACAGTTTGTAGCGATATTTCATCAGTAATAGTAACTTGATTGGGATAGACCGTGGTTGTCTGAACCCCATTCTGTCCTGAATGAGATAAGGTAAATTGCATTATGCACCCTCCATATTTTTGCAGTAATTTTAGAAATATATCTTCTTAACTTACTAAGTAAGAATCTGACAAATTTTTCCGCTCTTTCAGAAAAAAACATTCAAAAAAATAGAAGTTTCCTATTAAATTGCACAGGAAACTTTTTTGATATTCAAAAATTTTTTCAAATCTAACGGAAAAACATCACTTGGTTCTACTTAGTAATGTGTAAGAGGTATGTCTAAAAAAATCTCTTGCAAAGTGGAAAATTTAATAAAAACCTTACTTAGTAAGATAGGAGGACCAAATATGGTAAACGAACCATACATCAAACCTGATGAAGACGTAGCTGATACTCTCATAGCTATCAGCGTCATCTCAAAACTACTCGCTAAAAAAATTATGGAGGAAGAAAGTAATGAGCAAAATGAAAGAACTGAATAGACTAATTCATGATATGGAAGAAACCGCAAAGTACTACCTTCGATTGGTGGATGAGTTCAAAAAACTCCTATCTACTGATGATGAAACAGTTCCTGAACCAATATCACCCAAATCTGAACCACAAAAGGAAATTCAATTGGAGGATGTCCGTGCAGCCCTTGCGACCAAAGCTAAAGACGGGTTTAAAAATGAGGTTCGCGCTCTTCTAAATACTTACGGTGCTTCTTCTCTATCAGCTCTTGACCCTAAACACTTTGCGGCAGTCCTTGAAGAAGCTGGAGGGATTGGTAATGACTAACCATGCCATTCTATCCGCATCTGCTTCACACCGATGGTTGAACTGCCCACCATCTGTTCGTCTCACCGAAGATTTACCAGACACAACTTCTGATTTCGCTCTTGAAGGGACGGATGCCCACGAGTTGTGTGCTTATCTAGTCGAGAAAGCTTTAGGTAGGAATGCGCGTGATCCGACTAAGGATTTAGCATTTTACAATCATGAAATGCAGGATTGCGCTGAAGAATACCGCAACTACGTCATGGAACAAGTCGAGAAAGCCAGAGGCTACTCTCGTGACCCTACAGTTCTTATCGAACAACGACTGGACTTTTCTAAGTGGGTACCTGAAGGATTTGGAACTGGGGATTGCATCATCGTGGCGGATGGACTTCTTCAGGTAATTGACTACAAGCACGGGCTTGGTGTTCTAGTTGATGCAGACCACAACTCTCAGATGATGTGCTACGCTTTAGGAGCTCTTGAGATGTTTGATGGACTTTATGATTTTGATAAAGTCACCATGACTATCTTTCAACCACGAAAACATAACATATCTACCTTTGAGATAGAAAAGACAGAGTTGCTTGAATGGGCTGAAAATGAACTCGCTCCAAAAGCTGAACTTGCATTCAAAGGTGAAGGGGAGATGCAGTCTGGTAAACACTGCCAGTTCTGTAAACTAAAGAATATCTGTCGAAAGCGTGCGGAGGATAATTTGGCTCTTGCCAAGATGGAGTTTGCGAATCCAGATACCCTTGATAACGAGGACATTGCAGAGATTTTGCCTAAACTAGATTTGTTGATTTCATGGGCAAACGACATCAAAGCTTATGCATTAAATCAAGCAACAGATGGACATCCTATCCCAGGATATAAACTGGTTGAAGGTCGCTCTGTTCGTAAATTCTCAGATGAGTCAGCTGTTAGCCAAGCTGTGATTGAAGCTGGCTATGACCCTTATGAGAAGAAACTACTAACCATTACAGCCATGACTAAGTTACTTGGCAAGAAAACCTTTAATGATCTCCTTGGTGGTCTCATAATAAAACCAAGTGGTAAACCAACACTCGTTCCAATTGACGATACCCGTCAAGAGATGAACCTAGCAAAAAATGAATTTAAAGAGGATTAACTATATGACAACTAAAGTAATTACAGGACCAAACACTCGCTTCAGCTACTTAAATGCCAATGAGCCAAAATCGATTAACGGTAGTATTCCCAAGTACAGTGCCTCACTCATCATCCCAAAAGAGGATACTGTCACCATTAACAAAATCAAGGCTGCTATTGAGCAAGCATACAAAGAAGGTGAGTCAAAACTCAAGGGCAACGGTAAATCTGTACCCGCATTATCTACTCTGAAAACACCGCTTCGTGATGGTGACCTTGAACGCCCTGATGATGAAGCATACAAAAATGCTTACTTTGTGAATGCCAACTCTCCACACAAACCTGGGGTGGTTGACGGCAATCGTCAAGAAATCATTGATACATCAGAATTGTATTCAGGCATCTACGGACGTGCTTCTATCACCTTCTACGCATTTAATTCCAATGGCAATAAAGGGATTGCTTGCGGTTTGAATAACTTGCAAAAATTGCGTGATGGGGAACCCCTCGGAGGACGCACTCGTGCTGAGGATGATTTTGCGACAGAAGACGATGATGACTTTTTGAACTAGAAATGGAGAATTAGATTGATGATGTATACTATTTTAACTTGTACTATTATGGGCCTCTGGGTGCTTATCGGACTATACTTCGGGTATATGACCATTAGAGATGATATTCGAAATGAAATGGAACGAAAGGCAAAGCAAAATAAAGAAAAACTTAGCCAAACACCACTCAGTCGAAAAAACAAATAGAACTTTAGGTGGCAGTACTTCTGTCACCTTTTTCAGAAAGGACGTACTATGCCAATTAGAGAACTCAGCATTGACATCGAAACTTATTGTGAAATTGACTTACGAAAATCTGGTGTCTATCGCTATGCGGAGGATAACAGTTTTGAAATCCTTTTATTTGCGGTATCTGTCGATAATGGACCAGTAACTGTTTACGACTTAACTAAGGAGAAGTTACCACAAGATATTCTTGAAGCTTTAGTAGACGATAGAGTCATCAAATGGGCATTCAACGCTTCATTTGAACGAATTTGTCTATCAAACTGGCTCAAGAAATATCAACCCAAATTGTTATCAGATGAATTTTTATCTCCAGTTTCATGGAGATGTAGCATGATTTGGTCCGCCTATTTAGGACTCCCACTCTCCCTTGAAGGAGTTGGAACAGTTCTCAAACTCAAAGACCAAAAGATGAGAGAGGGTGCTGACCTCATTCGCTACTTCTGCGTACCTTGTAAGCCTACTAAGGTCAATGGAGGGCGAGTTCGCAACTTTCCTCATCACGCGCCTGACAAGTGGGCTACCTTTATCGATTACAACAGACGTGATGTTGAGGTCGAATTGGCCATCAAGGAACGACTGAAAAACTTCCCAGTTCCTGATTTTGTTTGGGATGAGTACCTCCAGGATCAGATTATCAACGACCGTGGAATTGGAATTGATTTGGACTTTGTAATAGCTGCTATAAAAATTGATTCAGAGAGCAAAGTTAAAATCCAAGAGGAACTAAAAGCTTTAACAGGTCTTGAAAATCCTAACTCAGTCCTGCAGATGATTGGCTGGTTACGAGATCACGGAGTAAATACTGATTCGCTAGACAAAAAAGCTGTGAAAGAACTCCTCAAAACAGTCGATGATAAAACGGCAATAGTCCTCAAACTTCGGCAGCAAGCTGCCAAATCAAGTGTTTCCAAATATCAAGCCATGATGAACTGTGTTTGTAAGGACGGTCGAGCAAGAGGAATGTTTCAATTCTATGGGGCAAACCGAACTGGTCGATGGGCTGGTCGCTTGGTGCAACTTCAGAACTTACCACAGAACCACCTTCCTGACCTAGAGGAAGCTAGAGAACTTTTCAGAACTGGTGACTTAGAAGCTACTGAGCTACTCTACGACACACAAGATACCTTATCTCAACTTATCCGAACAGCCTTTGTCCCTAGCAAAGGAAAGAAATTCATTGTTTGCGACTTTTCAGCAATCGAAGCTCGTGTCCTGTCCCACTTGGCAGGGGAGAGATGGCGTAGTAAGGTATTTGATCTAGGAAAAGACATCTACTGTATGTCCGCTTCTCAGATGTTTGGAGTACCAGTTGAAAAACATGGACAAAATTCTAAATTGAGACAAAAAGGGAAAATTGCGGAGCTTGCTTGCGGATATGGTGGTTCAGTCGGTGCACTCAAAGCCATGGGTGCACTTGATATGGGACTATCAGAGGACGAACTCCAACCACTTGTTAACTCATGGCGACAAGCAAATCCCAATATCGTTCTCTTATGGTGGGATGTCGATAATGCTGTAAAGACTGCTGTAAAGGAACAAATTCCAACATCTACTCACGGTATTCAATTTGATGTAAGAAGCGGCATTCTATTCATTACACTCCCATCTGGTCGTAAATTATCATATATTAAACCAAGAATTGACGAGAACCAATTCGGTGGAGAGTCTGTCACTTATGAAGGAACTGGAACTGCCAAACGTTGGGAGAGGCTCGAAAGTTACGGCCCCAAATTTGTGGAGAACATTGTCCAGGCTATCAGTCGTGATATTCTTGCTTACTCTTTGGAGCAACTGAAAGAGTTTAAAGTTGTAGGACATGTACATGATGAAGTAATAATCGAATGCCCAATGGAACAAAAACTTGATGAGATTGCATCATTAATGGGGATTGCACCAGACTGGATGTCTGATATTAACCTTCGTGCCGATGGATACGAATGCATATTCTATCAGAAAGATTAGCAAAAAATCGCCACCTCACAATTGAGATGGCGATTCTATTATTTATTTAATTCTTTGTAAAGCTCAAACCCTTCTTTCTTAGTATTATTGACTTTTTTATAGCCTGCAGATTTCTGAACTCCTAGTTTTTCAAAGATTTCCTTATTCTCATAACCATCAAATAGCATTTCCAAAATTTCTGGTGCTTGAAAGTTTGATTCTGCAAGTTTTGATTTCAAAAACTCAAATTGATCCATGAATAGATAAAGCTCAATCCCATCATCAATTACTGGTAAATCTTGTTTCTCTGTGAATGCTTCCCATGATGAAATCTTAGGGGCATTTTTACTTGGCTTACGAAAATCTTTGAGATAATCATTAACTGAGTTGTTATACCACCAGACCATCTGTTCATAGTCCTCTTCTGCGACTGGAACAAAGGCAGTTAGTATTGAAATACCCATGATACGACATTGACGAAACGTGCCACGTAGCAAACCTGAATGATGTGAAGTCATGTAGTAATCCTGTACAAACATAGGTGCTAGTACTTCACTTTCAGTTGGATGTACTCCAGTTGATGAAGATTGAGCTTGGCAGTAGTTGAAAAAGTTGACGTTGATTGTCATGATTGATTGACTTTCCAGTTAATACCGAAAGTACACATGACAAATCAAGGCATGCAAAAAATATTCTTGACCGCATAGTTACTTTCCTCTATGTTATCGGTCAGCCAATTTCACAAGCTGAAAAAAGTAATCAATACCAAAACGTCTGAAATTATGGTCGTCGTCACGACTCAGTTTTGGTAATGATAATCGTTTAGAGATATCTCATCTCATAGTTAAATTGTAATAGAAAACAATCCGTAATTGAAGTTCACGATTAAATCGATTACTATATAATATCGTTATTGTTTTTTTATTTATTTTAGGTTAAAATTACTTTATAATAATCCTGAAAGTAAGCTATATATGGAAAGTAAATTTACATTCGAAAATAAGATTGAAAACTATTCATTAACAGATACTTTTGATCCGAACTCTGGTCAAGAGATTCTTACATTATATTGTTCACATTTGCCTAAACCTAATTATGCAAAATATAATTTTGATAGCTTAACGGGTCTTGTTACAAGTAATGTAGATACAAAAAAAAATAATCCATTTGGTGAGTTCTTGTCCATTAACAAAAGTACCTTTATGGATTATTTAACTAAATATGGATTTTTATTTGATTGGGAAAGTAGTGAAAATTTTGATAGCATTGAGTTTAATTACATTCTTGAATTTCAAAGCAGACTTAAACTTCTTTTATCGATTTTCAACAATATCGCCAAATCTATTGAATACAAAGAATTATTGTTAAGTACATTCTTATTAATAGGTAAGCCACAATTAGAGCTAAATCTTGGAAAAAGTAAATACATATTCCCTTCTTTATTTCCATTTCATAGGCTTCGCAATTCAATACCAGAAAAAAACTTAAATGATATGACATCCAGACATACCTCTTCAACTGGTAAAATAACAACGTACATAAAAGTAGAGAATATATTTACCGAAAATGGATTTACATGTGATTTAAATATTTCACTTTATCAAGACATAATTGAAAATTCCCAATACGATGATTTTATAAAGGATATTTTTTATCTGTATGTAAACAAGCCTGCAAATCTTGAACCTATAACAGTACACATTATTGACTTCATATATTTGTTCTTCAGTAAAGTTGGTATTTGCGACATTTCAAATTCAAATTTAAATTTTGAAGATGAAGACTTATCAAATTTTATGAAATCAAGTGAATTGAAAAATGCACTATTAATCTTGTCAAAGGAAATACTTGCACTGGAAATTAATAGAGGATTAGCTAAAGTGCAACCTAAAATAAATTTAGATACTCTACTACCTGATTGGAATTTACCAGATTTAATTTCAGCATTTTACTTCACTTTATTTTACTCAAACCCTAAAATTGCTATGTACAAAATTTGCGAGAATGTAGGATGTAACACCCCATTTTATGTTCAAAGGTCAAATACAATAAAAAAATATTGCTCTGAAAGTTGTAAGAACGCTTCTTCTCAGAGAAGATATAGAAATAAACAAAAAGACTTTCAGTGAAAATTATCACTGAAAGTCTTATTACATATTTGCTAATTTTTCATCAACCTTTTCGGAGATTAAATCGGATAATTCTTGAATATACTGAGTTCGATTTCTTGCAGAATTATGTACCAATGTTTTTACATCAACTAAAATACCTTGAACACGCTCATAAGTTTTATCCTGACCCTTCCACTCACCAAGAGCTTCTCCGATATATTGATACATTCCGTCTGTTTGAAAAATTTCGTGACTCTTTGAAAATGGCATTAAGAATGCATTATATACTTTTGAATTATGTCCATGTATTTCTTTTAGCGAATCTTGATTTGCCACATACTCACCATATGTAATTTGCTTATTAATACTTGTTGACGGAGGCAAATCTTTCATTAAGTTAGTTTGACCGAACTTGTAGTATTTTGCATCTAATACAAAAACATTATCATTGTAAACCATAATAGTATCCGGTTCTAGTGCATACCCTTTTGAAGTTTTTGTCTCAAAAACTAAATCCCATTTTGTTCTAGGAAAATATGAAGTTTTATTGGCAATTCCATATGTATAATCTATTAGATTTTCCCAGATAAATTGGAAATTATTAGTTCCAAAATAAAACTTATCCGGTTCCTCTTGCCTATCCTTATAATTAAGTATGTCAATCATACTTTGGAAAAGTCTTCTCTCCATATCATTAAAAGTTGTAGCCATCTTTTTTTTGATAATAGACTCAAATTGAGATCTATTATAGTTTATACGAGCTTTTTCAGGTAGAGGAAGCTGATACAGCCACCCCATATTTAGAAACGCTTCATATACACAGAATTTGTTTATTTCCGTTAAAAGAGTAATGTCAGTATCACTTTGCTTTTTAGATTCCATTTTCAAAAATTTGAATCCATTTCCTTGAACAACTGGTTGAACACGTTTTATAGTCCTCGACCAGTTAATGCGGCCTCCCAAAGTTTGAATATAGTACTCTTCAGTCTCCTTATAATATGTACCACGATTAATAAAATCATGTATAACAAATGTATAAGCCTCCATTGGAAAGTTTAACGTTTTTAGAGCTTGATTCACGTCTACAGTTCTTAGGCGAGACTCTTCATCATTATGAGCTTGTAAGACGGAAACAAGGGCAATTATATCTCTTCTTGCTGTTTCTGCATCTTTTGCAATCTCAAAACCTAATGGAAAATTGACAGTAACTTCTTGTACACCTTCTATTATCTCAGCTTTAATACCAACAAACGTATCACCTTCCATATTTGTTGCAACACGACACATATCCAGTAAGGATTTATTCGGTACTGTCAGCATCTTCTTCTCCTGTGTCGATATTATTATCTATTAAAGTTGCTTCCCTAAGATTTTCTAACTCCTCTTTGATATCTTTTGCGAAAACATCAAAACGCCCATTTTCAGGATTATCATTATCCGTGAATCGCTTAATAATTGCCTCTAAACTTGGATACAAAGCAACATCAAAGATATCTTCACGATTAAACTTGAAGGCATCATCCCAAAGATATTTCAAAACTTTTTCTGCAAAGCGTTTATTCTTTTTATTGAAATCTTTACCAGAATCACCTGCTGGTACTTGGCGTATCCGTTCAATATTCAATACATTGCCAGAAATAAAGTATGCTCCCATTCGCTTATCTTCTGATGTTAGAGTCTGGCTACTAGTCTCAAGAATTTTTTTATTGATAACTTTGTTGAATACTTTCCAAGAATATTGTGTATCTGCAATAAAATAATTCCCATATTTCGATAAATCAACATCATTTTCAATCATTTCCATTGTCCATCGACGTTGAAATGCTGTATCAAGAGTGAATACATTTTGGTCTGCGGTATTCATTGTTGCAAGTAACGATAAGTTAGAAGGGATTTTAATTTGATGAGACTTATCACCATAAATTTCCGTAGCAAGTATTGAATTGTTAATACCGTACACGCTCTCACCACTAACACTTCTATCCAATAATTGAAAGATTTCTCCAAATATTCCTGGAGCATTACCTCGATTTAACTCCTCAATTACAAGATAATAGTGTTCACTAGGATTAGCAATTGCTTTTTTCACAATTCTTGTAAAAGGCCCTGGTGAAAATAGGTAGGTAATATCTCCATTATCTTTTACAGTAGGCATTATTTGACCAACAAAGTCAGTATTCATATAATCTGGATGAAAAACTAATCGCTCCATTCTATTTTCATCATTACAATATTCGGTAGCAATTTTATAACTTTTTCCAGATCCTGGAACCCCATATAAGAGGATATTTTCTCCACCTCTTATTATATTCTCCTTACTTAATTTACTCACATCTTGATTTATTTCTAAAAATTTATCCACGTTATAAATTTTTAATGATTTCAATCGATCTGAAAACTTTTCAAATACTGAAGGATTTATTACAATTCCTTTATCTTCTGAATTCTTTGAAATCTCTAGGAATCCCCATCTTTCCAACATCATGATTGGTTTACAATCTACATATTTCTGTGCTTCTTCAGGAACTACTACACCTCCTTTATTCCTAGCGGCTCTCACTTCTAATATGCTTTCTGTGTATGATTTACCATGATCAACCATAGAATTCAATAAATAAGCAAATTCTTTATAGCTTAGATAATCTAAATCAATGATTCCACGAATAAAAAGTGAGGGTGGTTCAACGTCAGAATTACTTGATGGCACTCCAAAATTATCTCTACCAAATTTAATATTCTCCAACGCATCCATAATGATTTCTTGCATCGCAGATTTATCGGATGCCATTAAAGCCTCGTACATCTTCTTTCCAGCTGTTGTAATTCTTCTTTGAGACTGAGCATTATTTATATCTTGCCATTCCGTAAAACCAAAATAAGAAGTTATTTGAGATTTCTTTGTATAAGATGAAGAGTACTGATCAGCACCAATTAGTTCTTTTAATTGAATTTTGTACTCCTCATTGGGTAACCATCCGTCTGCTTCATAGTATATTTTCAGCACTGCTTCAATTTCATTTAAAAGTGCACTATTTTTAGGCATTACTATCTTTTCCATATTATCTCGCTCCATCTAATTTTTTCAAAAGCTCTAACATTATTCGTTTGACCATATTTGATGGTATCCCTTCTCCAATTACTCGCCTAATGAAGCGCTCATTCGCCCAATCAGGTATATTCCAGTCTAGAGGCAAACTCATTACGATTAGTATTTCATAAATTGTTAGAACTCTTGCATCCGAGTATAAATTGGTTCCTTTTATCAACCTACCTGGGTGTACGCAAGCAAGTGATGAGATTACACCATTATTTTGAGTTATTGTACGACCCGCCATATCCCATTTTTGCCGTCTATAATTATTATGGTGTGCTTTTATTCTTTTTCCATCTTTCTTACATGGATAATATTCTTTATTGTATATTGCTGAAGTACCTGTTGGAGTATGTTGCATCCATTCAACATGCCTTAACGAATGAACAGGAGGATAGTGCCATTTTGAAACTTTTAATCCTTCTAGTCTTTTCGTTTCAAAATTCGGAAACATTTTCAATGTAATATCCTTTCCTTCTCGAATTTCTGGGTCAAGAGATGGCAACCCCCCAATCGCTTCTTCTAAAGTGATTTCAGGCAATTCTTCAGGAAATTCCCATTTAATATCTATATCATTCCGAACTAAAATATAAATATTTCTTTCTCGTAACTGAGGAACACCTTGATACCTAGCTTTTATTAAAGTGTCATCGTTAAATTTATAATCCATCCCTAGTTCCATTTTGATATACTCTGGAATTAACATAATTTCATCATTGTGCACGATTTTTGTCGTCAATTGTTTTGGTACATTTTCTAATAAAATAAATTCTGGCTTTATTCTCTTAATAACATCTATTGCATAAAAAATCAACTGATTTCGTTCATCGAATTCTTTCCTCAAACCAGCTTCACTCATACCTTGGCACGGTGGTGTTGCAATAATGAAATTTACTTTATTTTCAATAGATTGATTTACAATTTCATCGCGTATATTATCATCTGTAATATCACCACAAATCATTTTGGTTTTTGGGTAAAGATGCTCATAAAACTTTGCACGTTTTTCATCTATCTCGTTAGCCACTTTGATAGCAACTCCAATGTCTTCGAAATAAGCCTCGGCCACTCCAACATTTGAGAATAAAGACAACCCCCTAATTTTTTCCATCATTCCATACCTCTTATACCAGATAAGTTATTAAATACTTTTTTTACGAAAAGTGGAGGAATCCCTTCACCTATTATTCGGCGAACAAAAGCCTCTGGAGCGTTATCTGGAATATTCCAATTTTCTGGAATTGTCATAATTAACATTATTTCATATAAAGTCAGAGTCCTAGCATCTGAATAAATATTTTCTCCGTTTTTGGTAGTAATTTTTCTCCCAGGATGAACATTATTTTGAGAGGATATTTTTCTATTATCCATAGTAACTGTATAAGCTGGGCGATCCCAACTCTGCCGCTTATAGGTATTTCTGTAGCCCTTAACTGCTGTTCCATCAGCTTTTCGAGGATAAAATACCTCATTATCAAATGCAGTTTCCCCTGATGCCGTATGTTGCATTACTTCCACTTGCCTAAAAATATGATGTGGTGGCTCATGCCACTTTGAAATTTTTAACGCTTTAGCACGTTTCTCAGAAAAGAACGGAAATATTTTATTACGTTCTTCCTCATTTAAATCCTTAATAAAAGGATCTAAATCTGGTAAATGTCCTATAGCATCTCTTAATGTTACCTTCTTGCCATCAGGTGTAGGAATTTCCCAAATTAAATCAAGATCTATTCTTGTAAGTAATATTATAGCTCTTTCCCTACTTTGAGGGACTCCGAAATCGCTCACATCAATAGATGAAATACTAAAGCGATATTTTTCTGATAGTTTTTCTTGTAAAAAATCAATAATTAATTTATTTTCGCCTTCAACAAATATACTCGTTTTAAGAAACATTGGTACATTTTCTATAAAAACATATTTCGGATTGATTAACTCTACTGCATCAATAACAGGTAAAATCAACATATTCCGATCATCATCTATCTGCTGCCTTCCAGCTGTACTCATACCCTGACATGGCGGAGTAGCCATTAAGACATCTACATTTTTGCTTTTAGCTTTTTCTACAAACATATCAAAAACGTCTTGATTAGTTATGTCTCCGACAATCATTTCAGTCCTTGGATATATTGAAGAATATAGCTTTGCGCGCCTTTCCTCCAATTCATTAGCAACAACAACATCAAATCCTATTTTTTCTAGATATGCTTCTGCTACACCAATATTAGAGAACATGGAACAAACTTTAATTGGATTTGTAATCTCATTTGTCTGCTCTGTATGGGAATGATAAAATTCTAAAAACTCAAAATAAAGGCGAATAGATCGTCTTAACTGTGACTTTACAGAAGATGATGCAGAAATATCCGCTATGATTTCATAATAACTATCAATTTTTAAATTTTGATTTAACCCTAAATATCTATTTACTCTATTTAAACGACATACTATATCTTTCACTACCTTCTGAGAATAACTTTTATTTAATACAAGCCAATCCCTGAACTCAAATTCATTAAGCATATGATCTACCTTTCTAAAGTACAATCATACCACAAACCCAAAAAGGCGTCAATTTTTATTCTTTTTTGGGAATTAAAAATTTTAGATACGAACGAAATTATTCTATTCTTGAAAAATTTATCTTTTTTTTATATAATTGTTGCATAATAAAGCAACAAAGGTAGAGCAACATGTTTTCGGGAATTCGTCTCAAAGAAAAAAGAATTGAAAAAAATTTAAATCAGTCTGAAATTGCCAATAAATTGGATATCAATAGAGCTTCTTATAGTAAGTGGGAATCAGGTAAATCTATCCCAAATCAGAAAAACCTCACAGCTCTCGCCAAAATCCTAGATGTTCCAGTCACTTATTTTGAATCTGAATACAATATCGTCAATAACTATCTTCAGTTATCTCCTAACAACCAAGTAAAGGCAGAGGAGTATGTGGAGGAGCTTCTACTTTCACAACAAACCTCAAACGTCACTCCACTCTTCTCAGTACAAGTTCTATCAGATGTTCAACTATCTGCTGGTCTCGGAGAAGGATTCTTTGACGAGTTTGAAACTGAAACTGTCTACTCCGATGAGGAACAATACGGTTACGACTTTGCAGCTTGGATTGAGGGAGATTCTATGGAGCCTGTTTATAAGAGTGGTGAAGTCGCGCTTATTCGCTCGAACGGATTCGATTATGATGGAGCTGTCTATGCATTATCATGGAATGACTCAGTTTATATCAAAAAACTCTACCGCGAAGAATATGGGTTCAGAATGGTTTCCCTGAATAAGGACTATCCTGAAAAGTTCATCCCTTATGAAGATGAGCCGAGAATTGTTGGTCTAGTTGTTGGACACTTTATGCCTGTCGAGGGAGTGTAGTCATGAAATTAAAAGATATTTTAGAACTTGGAACATATGGTTTCAATCCTGATTGTAAAGTTGAAATTTTCAAAATGGACAACTTTGAAGAGCGGCTAGAGAATGAAGGATTCGATGAAATTCTTATTCCTCAAAATGATGACGTAACAATCTATCCCTACGCATTTTTGATTGAGGATTCTATTTTGATTGCTATGACCGAGGAGGATGACAATACCAATGTATGTTAAAGAAATGATTTACATCAAAGACGAACGTATTATCTTCACCCCTGACAAATTTGAATACGACATCACGGACTACATCGGTGAGCTTATCGAAGAGCTAGAAAAACTCAAAAGAAGATAATCCTATGGGCTATATCGACTATTCTATTGAACCTCAAAGTGACATAGCCTTCCTCGATATGAAGTCCTTCTACGCTTCTGTAGAATGTGTGGATAGAGGTTTGCATCCACTCTATACATCACTGTGCGTCATGAGCCGTGCAGACAACTCGGCAGGATTGATTCTCGCTTCTTCTCCAATGTTTAAAAAAGTATTCGGTAAAGCAAATGTAGGTCGTTCCTACGACTTGCCATTTGATATAAACACTCGAAAATTCAGCTACCAGAATGCGTGGAAACAAGGTCTTGAGGTATCACCGAAGTATAAATCTTTCATCGAACACTGGGCAAAGCGTACACTCATTGTTCCGCCACGCATGGACAGATATATTGAGAAGAATCTAGAGATTCAGCATATCTTTCAAGATTATGCTGCTCCAGATGACATTCTCCCCTATTCGATCGATGAAGGCTTTATTGACCTTACTAGCTCACTCTCTTACTTTATTTCTGATAAGTCCATGTCAAGGAAAGATAAGTTAGATAATATTTCGGCTATGATTCAGAGAGATATTTACCGTAAAACAGGTATTATCTCAACTGTGGGAATGAGCAATTCCAATCCTCTTCTAGCTAAACTAGCTCTAGATAATGAAGCTAAGAAAACTGCTACAATGAGAGCTAACTGGTCATACGAAGATGTAGAAACCAAGGTATGGGCCATTCCAAAATTAACAGACTTTTGGGGGATCGGTAGTAAAACCGAGATTCATTTACAAAAACTTGGTATTCATTCAATCAAAGAACTAGCCAATTTCAATCCTGATATTCTCAAAAAAGAATTCGGTAAAGTCGGTGTTCAACTTTGGTTTCACGCCAATGGAGTTGACGAGAGCAACGTCCATGAACCCTATAAACCAAAATCACGAGGATTGGGTAACTCACAAGTACTTCCTAGAGATTACAGAACCCAAAGAGAAATTGAAATCGTATTAGCTGAAATGGCTGACCAGGTTGCTAATCGACTGCGTTCAGCCCATAAGAAAGCAACTGTTGTTTCAATCCATATTGGCTATTCTAGGACTGAGATGAAAAAATCTATAAATGTTCAGAAAAAAATTGACCCCGCAAATCTTCCAAAAACAATGATTGGTCATGTACTTGAGTTATTCCGAAAGAAATACACCTCTGGTGCAGTGAGACAAATTGGTGTATCTTATAGTGGTTTCGTAGATGAAAGCTATACTCTACTATCACTCTTTGATGATGTAGAACAAATTGAAAAAGAGAATAGACTTCAGACAGCTATTGATGTTGTCAGAGAACAGTTTGGCTTTTTAGCCATACAAAAAGGAACCGTCCTAACTGAAGGTTCCAGAACTATTGAACGCAGTAAACTTATCGGCGGTCATTCCGCTGGTGGATTGGAGGGATTAAAATGAAACAAGAAAAAAATACAGTACAATTTTCAGAAATCCGTAGCAAAGGATGTAATGATATTGAAATGCTTGAAAGATTTTTACATGGAATCGTTGAAACAGCAACTTCAAAACTTCGTCAGAGAAAACTCAAAACAACTGAAATATCGATACGACTAGTACATGCTAAATCTGAAAACCGATTACCATTGGAATTTACATTTAGCATTAAGCCAACAAGCTCTTCTATGATGATCTATACTGAGATAATCAATCGCTTTAAAGAACATCATACAGGTGGGGAAATTCAAGGTTTTACGATTCAATTTGATAAAAATATACTTGCGACTACATAG